TGGGTCTGAACGTTCTCGTTTCACCATTTGTTAGCTTCACAGCAAAGACAAGTGGCAGCGCAGCTAAGTCAGACCTCTTCCTCATCGACCGTAACGAGGTTGGCTCACTTTTGGTCAAGGACGATTTGTCCACCGATCAGTTTGATGATCCATCACGCGACATTCGTCAGATGAAGATGAAAGAGCGCTACGACATCGTAATGCTGGGTGACGGCGAAGGTATTACCGTCGCAAAGAACGTCAAGCTCAGCCGTAACTACGAAGTTGCAGTTACAAACGAACTAGCCTGACCTTAGGGCGGTATAGTTACGGTCACTTAAAGGTGACAGCCCGTAGGCAGAGGGCGGTGGCGAAAGCTACCGCCCTCTGTTCTTTATATGCCAAAACTGTTACTATTTAATTAGAATTTCTGTAAGGAGAAGCTGTGGCTCTATATTTAATAGAAAGCGCCAGCGTAGATGCTGATGTCGTTGTAATTAAGTTCGGAAGAACTGTAAAAATTAGTTCTTTAATAAATGCAAATTTTACAGTCCAAACAACTCATGCTACACCAGTTGTTGTAGCTAGTCCTTTTACTGCAATAAATACAATAACTGATTTTAATCAAATTTCAAGAACACTTAGGCTTTTTTGGGACGTAGTTTTAACTTCTGGTCAAGAATATGAAATAGTTGTCTCAAACATAAAAGACGCAGTGAACGAGACAATCCCTACTGAAAAAATTAAGTTTACAAAACTAGATGCTGCAACACCTTCCACAATAACTTCCTATTCAGAACCTGTATATGAAGAAGTACTGATAGAAGATAAGTCAGTAAGAACAGACGCTTTTTCTACCGTTCAAATACTTGCAAAGAATCCTAATTTTTATATTGTTTCAGTTGATCCTTTAAATGGAGATTTCTATTTAGAAAACTCATATAATAAAGGTAGGGTTACAATAGAATTTAGTGCACGACCTGCATCTAACTTTCTTAATACAAAATATTTTAAAGTCCAAAGAAAAAAAATACAGAGAACAGCTTCAAGGTGGGAATCTGTAGATGCAAATATATCTTTGCATTCGTGGAAGCCAGAAGTTTATGTTGATTTTCCATCAAATGATGCAACACCAGTATATACAACTTCTAATAAAGAATATTTTGAAACAGGATATAAGTATAGAATTATATTATCTAAAGATATAGGTATATAAATTATGGCAAATTTTGTCTACGGTAAAGCTAAACAGGGTATATTAAATGGTTATTTTAATTTTGGATCAAATAATTTTAAAATAGCATTAGTAAAAAATACTTATACTCCTAGTCAAAACATAGATGAATTTGTTTCTGATATTACAAATGAAAAAATTGCATTTAGAACAGAAAACATTCCAAACTTAACAAACACTTTGGGTGTTGTTAGCTCTCAAGATTTTGTTTTTACGTTACCCGCAAATACAGCATTCAATGCTGCAGTAATTTATCAAGTTGGATCTTCTGATTCAAACTCAAGGCTTTTAAGTTATACCGATACAGCTACTGGTTTTCCATTTACTGGTTCCCAAAATTCAGTAATAGTATCTTTTGACTGGATAGCTTCTGTTTTAACATTATGAGGTAAAAATGGCAACACAATATCCAAATTCTTTAGACGTATTCACAAACCCAACAGCTACCGATACACTTAATTCAGGATCAGTACCACATCACCTACAGCACGCAAATATAAACGATGCAGTAGAAGCTATGCAGACAGTATTAGGGTTGAATCCTGCTGGCGCACATTTAACCATCAAAGATAGAATCATAGCAGCAGAGACTAGTATAACTAATCAGTCGGTATTAAATGGGCTAACGGATGTTACTATTACATCTGCTTCAGCTGGAAACGTATTAAGATATAACGGTTCTGAATGGGTTAATTACTCTGAGACAAACATCGTAGATGGAGGAAACTTTTAAAAATGGCAAATACAATTAGAATTAAAAGAAGAGCTGGAACAGGTGCTGCCGGTGCCCCATCTTCGTTAAAGAACGCAGAGTTAGCATACAATGAAGCTGATGATATTCTTTACTATGGTAAAGGTTCAGATGGTAGTGGTGATGCAACATCTATACCTGCAATCGCCGGCGCAGGAGCATATTTAACCCTAGGTACTACTCAAACTGTAACTGGTAACAAAACATTTTCTGGAACAGTATCAGTTGCAACACCTTCTTCGAATGCGCATGCCGCTACAAAGCTTTATGTAGACACAGCGGTTTCTGGAGTAACTCCAAGTGGAACCTCAAATCAAATTACGGTAACAAGTGGTGTAATAGCTTTGGCTAGTAGTGTCACAACTCCTGGAGACTTGACTGTCACAGGAAACTTAACAGTTAATGGCACCACTACAACGGTTAACTCTACAACTGTTTCTATTGATGATAAGAATATAGAACTAGCAAGTACAGCATCCCCAAGTGATGCTGGCGCAGACGGTGCTGGAATAACGGTTAAAGGAACAACAGATAAAACATTCAATTGGGTTGATGCAACTGACGCATGGACTTCATCAGAGCATTTAAATCTTTTAACCGGAAAAGCCTTTTACATAAATGGAACATCTGTCTTAAACTCTACAACACTTGGTTCCAATATAACAAGCTCTAGCCTTACTTCAGTAGGGACAATTTCAACAGGAACATGGCAGGGTACAGCTATAGGCCTTGCGTACGGAGGCACTGGAGCTACAACGGCATCAGGAGCTAGAACGGCACTAGAGCTTGGATCAATTGCTACACAAAACGCTAATAACGTTAATATAACAGGTGGTACAATAGACGGTATATCTATTGATGGCGGAACTTTCTAAAACAATAAATTTACGGGGCTTAAATGGCTAATACTATTAAGATTAAAAGAAGTGGTACAGCCACTCAAGTTCCTGCAGCTTTGGAATATGGCGAATTAGCAATAAACTACGCTGATGGTAAATTGTTTTATAAGAATAGTTCTGATCAAATAGTAGAACTTTCTTCCGGTTCTGGTTCAGTTTCAACTACTGGTATCTCAGAAGATATAAGAGACGTAAAAATAATGCTTTATATGGAGGTCATTTAAAATGGCAATTAATCAAAAACGCTTGGCTGGCCCAGCACAGCTTGGTACAACAAGCGTCGCTTATTATACTGTACCAGCTGCAACAACTACAATTGTTAAACAAGTTGTAATAACTAATACAACTGCATCAGCAAAAACTGTTACAGTTCGCCTAGTTCCCTCTGGAGCTAGCGAAGGAGCTACTCCTAATTCGCTAGATATTATTAGCGCAATGACATTATCGGCAAATGAAACAATGGCCTTTAATTGCTCAATGGTTATGGTCTATACTGGTGGAGCTGGCGATCAACTAAAGGCACTAGCTAGTGCAAGTGGATCTGTTAATATTTCTGTATTTGGAATAGAAGAGGCCTAATAACTATGGCAGGAATGGTTAGGTATGGAGCGCCTAGCGCAATGGCATCTTTTATAGATGCCCCTGATCCAATATTTGGAACGGGAACAGATGGAGATGCTACCTTAGATGGTAGCTCAACCGTTCTTGGAATGACTCCTTCTTCTAGTGTTTATTCAATGACATCTGATCTATATTTTAATAATCTTACAATAAATGAAGGTGTTAGACTTGCTCCCAATGGATATAGAATATTTGTTAAAAATATTTTAACTTTAAATAATAACTCTATTATAGGTTTTACAACTGGTTATTCAACAGCTGGTTCTATAGCACAGCGGAGGAGCTGCTTCAACAGCCGTAACCCATAGTCTTGGCGGCTCTGCAACTGGTTTTTCTGCCACCGCTCCAGTCGCTGCATTAGGTGGTTCAAAATACTATCAAATTCCTCATCAAGCTATAAGGGGATGGGCAGTAAGTGCATCTAGTACCACTCCAACTTTTTTAAGAGGCGGTGCAGGCGGAGCAGGGCAAGCTGGTGGTGGTGTTATAATTCTATCTGCAAGATATTTAACTGGTCCAAGTTCTGGCACTGCTTATATTCAGGCTCCAGGAACAGCACCAGCTGGCGGAGGGGTTATTCTAATAGTTTCATCTCATTCAGCCCTGCCAGTTTCTATATCAACAAATGTTACTGGGCAAAACGCCGGAACAGTAAATTATATGCAGTTGGTCTAATTATGGCTGGTATAGAGAGAGTAGGTCAGCAAAGAGTTCAAAGAGCTGGCAATGATTCTATATATGGATCCGGACTAGATGGTAGCGGATATGTTAACTCTGCAATTACACTTACTAGCGATATGTATTATAATGACTTAGAGGTTACCTCTAGTGGAATTATATATACTAACGGTTTTAAAATATTTGTTAAAGGAACATTAACTCTCAATGGATATATTGGAGTTGGTTCAGTTTCTTCCGGAACAGTTGCAGAGTCTGGTTCAAATATTTCAGACGGGACAATTGCTGGACAAGCAAGTTCAACTATTTCTTACAGATTAGGTGGACAAGGTGGCGGTGGCTCTAATCCAAATGTGTCAACTCTACCTAGTTATTTATATAAAAATTTAAACAACCTTTTAGGTGGAAGTTATATTGATCCAGCAAACACTGGCGGAGTAAAGGTTACTGGAGGCTCTGCTGGAACAACTGGAACGACAGGCACAACTACTCCCGCCCCAGCTACATGGCCAAATAAAGCAGGTAAAGCAGGTTCTAACGGCGGATATGCACCAAGTGCTACTACAGTAAATGCTCCTGGTGGTAAAGGTAATCCTGCAGCTGACGGTGGTGCAAACTCTGGTCCAGCACCTGGTGGCGCTGGTGGTTCTGGTGGTGTAGGAGGAGCAGTTGTGGCAGTTTTTGCAAAAACAATTGTTGGATCGGGTAAACTTTTTTCATTAGGAAGATCAGGAGCAGCAGGCTCAGTTGGAACAACAATTCCAGCTGGAACACCAGGTGCAAACGGAGCAGCTGCCCCAAATAGGACCGACCATCACCACGTTGCGCCTGGCCACAGTCATGCCCCGCATACAAGAAATCATGATCATCACAACCATACAACAAAACATTCTGACCGTCATGGGCATAAAGTCGCTCCACATGGTGACTTTAAGGGACATCACTATGAAGGTCCTCACTGGCACCATGGTGGCCACTATCACCACCCACATAATGACGGCCCTCATGGCGGAATACATCACTGGGATGGGCACTATTGGCACGCTTGGAAACCTCATGAATCCTTGGGTCACTGGACTCATTATCCTCCACATGGCCACCAAAAGCCAAATGGACATCATAACTGGTACGAGCCATCTGGAAATGCTCATCATCATGAAAGAATTTATCACGGCCATGCTGGCGGTCATGATGGTCACACTCATGCAGGATTTTCAGAGCCAGGCCACACGCACACTCATGCTGGTTCTCATACCACCAGTTCTCCTAGGTATCATCATCATAATCATTCCGTCTCACACCCAAACCCAGATGCGTCAGCGCATTATGCAGGTGGTGCAGGAGGCGTAAATGATGCCTCTCATGGAGTTGGAGCTCCAGCTATTACTGGGGGAACAGGAAAAAAAGGTGGAGCTGGTGGTGGTGGAGCTATTGTTATAGTTTGTGATACTATTAGTAATTCAATAGCATTTGATACTAGAGCTGGTTTAACAGCAGATGCAGATAACTTTGCTGCATCTTCTGGTTCTTCGTATATAATATACAATATCTAAAAAGGAGAAATAACGTGGATTTTGAATTAACCGCACAACAAAAGATAGATACATTAACAGCAACTAAAAAAAATATTAAAACTGAAATATATAATATTTTAATTAGAGTTGGTATTGATCCAGACACTTTTGATGAAACTGATTTATCAGGCTTTGACCCCGTAATGGTTGGAGAAAAAGAAAGAGTTCAGTCTCTTATCAATGGACTAACAATGATTGAGGCCAAGTTAGCTGCTCTGTAATGAAAAGATTTGTTTGCGTTCCGCAATCGTTAGTATATGATGGGATGCCAGAAGAAGTTAAAAAGTTATCTGAAGAATCTCAACTTCCAATAAGTGTCTCTGAAGAGTATAGCGATATATTTATAGGATCTTTTCCTGAAACTTTTTCTATAGAGTCACCTGATTCTATACAAAGCGGTTATATATATTGGTTAGATATCACTGATGAATATAATGCTTTTTCAAAAAATGTATTCATTATTTGTAAGAGTTTGAGTAATGAATATAAATTTTCTCCAACATTAAGAGAAAAACATATATTAAGATTTCGTTTTAGAATACCTGAAAAAAATAGATATAACTATGAAATCTGGAATGATGATACCATGTTATATGAAGGTGAATTTGAGGTTATATGAAAGTAGAAAGTCCAGTAAAATGTATCTCAATCTATAGAGATGTTTTTTCAAAAGATCATGCGGAACATTTCATAAAAAATTTAGAAAAAGAAACTACTTCTGATTGGTCTGAATTGCATTGGGGTTCGTCTAAAATTGGAAACGGTGTTTCTTCTAAATATAGAACATCTTTAAGTTGCTCATTAATACCATTGATGAGACCATATCCAGAAACCGAATTATCTAAGTATTTTTGGCAAAATATTTGTTCTCCAATAGAAAAAGTTACAGAAGATTATAGGACTGAATATTTCATCCCTTCTGGAATGCACGCTGCATATCAATTGTTAAAATATTATCCAGAATCAGAATATCATGCACATGTAGACCATGCTCCTGATAATAGAAGAGTTTTCAGCATGGTGTCTTGCATCCTTGCTCCAGAAGATGGTGGTGATTTAGAGTTTCCATTTTTTGATTTATCTATCCCTATGGAGACTGGATCAGTTATATTGTTTCCTTCTAACTTTCCTTACTTGCATATAGCTCATTCTGTTAATTCTGGAATTAAGTACAGTTTAGTAACCTGGTATGAATAATGGTATAATATATATATGGATGATAATTTAAATAAATTTAAACCAAAAACCTTTGGAATAATTGGATCTGGAACAGCCGGCTTGATAACCGCTCTTCTTCTAAGAAGGGCATTCCCTGCATGCAGTATTACTGTAGTTTCTTCTTCTGAAGTTGGGATTATTGGAGTTGGAGAAGGTTCAACCGAACATTGGCGTCAGTTCATGGAAGTATGTAATGTTCCTTTACATGAGATGTTGATGGAAACTGCAGCAACCCATAAATATGGGATTAGGTATGAGAACTGGACAAATCATACTCCAGACTATTTCCATAGTGTTTCAGGAGTAGATGACATATATTGCTTTGGTCTATTTGGGGCATATATGGGGATTATGGAAACTGGAAAAACATTAACATCTCAAACATCATCAATTGGTTTAGTAAGAGATAAGATTAGAAGAGAAAACTTACATAATAATACAAATCAATATCACTTTGATACTTTTAAACTAAATGAATATTTTATTTCTTTAGCATTTAATAGGAATGTTAGATTTGTTGATGGTTTTGTTGAAAAAGTTCAAAAGAACGAAGATGGAACCATAAAGTGCGTCCAAACAAAACAGGGTGACGAAATAGAAGCAGACTTTTGGTTTGACGCATCTGGCTTTAAGAGAGTTCTTCTAAAAGAAGTTGGCAATGTAAATTGGCAATCTTTTAATGATTATTTATTATGCAACACTGCTATTCCATTTCCTACAGAATCTGATCCAAGTGGAAAGATCCATGGATATACAAGAGCAAAAGCAGCCTCTTCTGGTTGGATGTGGGAAATACCCACACAGGAAAGAAGAGGAAATGGATACGTTTTTTGTGATAAGTTTATATCTATTGAGGAAGCAATAGAAGAAGCAGAAAAGATAAGTGGATATAAACTCCCTAAAGATCCTAGGGTAATCAGTTTTGATGCTGGGTACGTAAAAGAGCCATGGCAAAAAAATGTTATTGCAGTTGGATTGGCTTCTTCTTTTGTTGAGCCCCTAGAAGCTACTAGTATTGGTTCTACGATTCAGCAAATTCGTCAGGCGATACCATATATAGCTTCTTATAAATCAAGTCATAAGTTTTCGCAAAAGCATTTTAATGAATCTTTTGAAAAAGTTATGAGAAATATACTAACTATGATTAGATTACATTATTATAGCGATAGAAGAGATAGTAAATTTTGGCAAGAAATGGCACACATGCCAGTGAACAAGGAACTTCAGGATATTATTGATTTATGGTCAGAAAGACCTCCGTCAAGAAATGATTTTGACCACTCTAATGGAGAGATGTTTTTAGCTGCTCATATGACACATGTGGGTCAAGGTCAAGGTATCATAAATATAGAAGCTTGCACAGATGCTATAAATCATTTTGGAATTAGAGCAGAAGTAGAAAAGCAATTAGATGAGTTTCATAGGGGTAGAAGTAACCATGAACTTGTCGATCATGCTGAGTCATTAAGAGAATTGTATAACTTAGACCAAGAATGGAATAATCAGTGAGTCCAAAACCTAAAAAAGAAAAATTAAAACCAGGTCAAATTAGATTTACTCCTATGGATAATAGACTTATGGAGTCGGCTCCATTCGCAAACTCTTTAACTAATCAACCATCTTGGTTTAAAAGAATAAAAAAAGAAGGTGGTTCATTAAGAAGATGCGCTGGCACAATAGATTTTTTAACCGCTGGCGTTACATTACCAATGTGGACTAATTATAGATTTAGGCCAGATGGTCGCGGTTCTTGGGAAACTGGATCTGATGATTTTTTCCCATCTGCAGTTATTGGGGGGAAAGATGTTCCAATAGGATCTATATCTGGATTCAATTATAATTCCACGGGTGAATGCCCAATGACAGCTGTCAGAAAGATTGAGACTGGTCAGTATCCAAAGATTATTAATCCATGGAGAATTGAAACAGCACCAGGTTGGTCAACTTTAATGGTTCCAATTTATTGGGAGCCAAATGAAGACTACACTGTTTTACCTGCAATTGTTCATACTGATTTTTATCATCAAATGAATGTAGTTATCAATCCAATTAATGATAGACCGTTTACTATTAGATTTGGAACACCAATGGCTCAGCTTATTCCATTTAAAAGAGATTCGGATTTTACAGAAGTTCTTTTTAATGATGAAGAATATTTTAAATACGTGGCTTCTTCAGGAATGGGTAGCGGCCATCTTTCTCCAGCAGATGGAACCGGTGCTCCATACAGAAGAGAAAGAATTAAGATTGACGCTGAACTAAAAAACAACGCCAAAAAAAAATTCTTTAGAAGAGGGAATTGACAATGGGTATAGAATCATTTCTTAATACTGAAAGTAAAATTGAAGCGCTACAAGAGCTAAAAATGCTCATAGCAAAAGAAATATATATAAAATGTATAACATTAGGTTTTGATCCCGATGAGTTTGATCACGTTGAATATGTATCAAGTTTTGAGCAAAATCCTGTAACAGCAGAGGGCATTAATCAAAACTATTTACTGGGTCTTTGTAAAAAAATGTTAATTGTTGAATCTAAAATAGGAGCTATTTAATGCTAGCTAATGATAGGCTTTTAGAGGAATCTAATGCGTTAGACTGTGGATTTTTTACGTTAGCAAAAGTCGCTTTGGTTATACCTGGAAAAAATGCACCAAGAACTGATAGACGTGATAATTTTCAGGTTACTGGGTTAATAGTGACTCAAAATACAGAGTATGAGAGTCAGGCTTCTGTAATAGGTAAAAGTTCTTTATATTCTGATTCAGTTCTACTTCCAAAGCATATTACAAAAATTGAATACCCAATTTATTATTCTCCAAGTTGGTTAATTTCTTACATTGAAGTGTTAGATGATAAAACAGTTGTTCCAATGACTTTTATTGATCCACAAACAGATCCAACACCTTCTACTATGTGGCTAGCAAGATCTATATATCAACTTTTTAAAAATATTAGAGAATGGTCTTTTATGGTTGATGAGCCGTTTAGCTCTGACCATCCAATGGCCACCTACTCTAAGTTGGTTATAGACTCACTGAATCCTCCTCAGGAGATACTAGACGAAATAGACGCAATGCCTGATATGCACTTAGCGAAGTTTCTAAAGGGTCAGTCTGATTACAAACAAATACCACCACATGTTGGTGTATCGCAATTATTCAAGGATTGGATTTTAGAAATTAGTCAGCAGTATCCATATAAACGTTTTGAGGAGCAACTTTAGTGTTTAAAAATATATTATTGTTTTTTAATAAAATTAAAGTAGCAGTAAAAACAATGTCCAATAAAACTTATTGGAGTAAAGCAAACAGCGTAGAGGCTTGGGGTTTCGCTACAAAATTGGCTATAATTTTTCCGGGTCTTCTTTTTGGTAAACAATTTTGGTGGCTATATATATTTGCAATTCTCTCTAGCATTGCTTTAATATGGTCCTCTACAGTTAAAACACTTCCAACTATAATACTATTTAATGTATGTTGGGTTGTTTTAGCTAGTTTAGCTATAGCAAAACATTTTATCTAGGAGTTAATCATGTTATACAACGACCTGGTAGGATATAGTCAAACTGGAGTATCCTATGAGGGGTCGTTGACTTTATCTGTTCCTGGGTTTTCTTTAACCTTATTACCGCCATCAATAGCCGTATACGTAGGTGATGAACCAGATTTTAGTAATTTAACAAGCATAGGGCTTGTTACTATTACATCAGTTAAAACTGGTTCAATTACATTGGAAACCACAGAGCAACAAGCAGAATTAATTGCTCAGTCGTCTTTGGTATATGTGGTCAAATCAGCAGATATTTCCCTTCAAAATAACGCATTAGAAGAAGGTAGCTTAGTTCAGGTTGCAGTGTTAAATTCCGCAAAATCTGCAGAACAGACCCTTGCTTAGTAATTTCTAGAATTAAGTACTATTATATATAGATCTATAAAATGGAGATAAAATGTCTAGTTCCGTCCTGGTTAATGATACCGTTAGAATTAAAGTTAAATTTGTAGACGTTAATCCGACTACGGGGGAACAACAATCTGTTTCCCCATCTTCTGTAATCGTTAATATTGAAAAAGCAGACGGACAAAACGTTGTAACAAATGCATTTGCTACGGCCATTAATTCATCAGAGTATTACTATGATTTTACTCCTTCCGTAGCAGGTCAATACACAGTAATGTTCAATGGCATTATGCCAGACACATCTCAGATACTCGTCAATCAAAATCTATATGTCAGCGATGCGGAATCCGATTACAGGCCTACAGTAACTCTTAAGGCAGATGAAACAATAATCTTTGCCGCTGACTTAGATCCTTTGTACATAGATCCAGAAGAGCTTTTGTCATTTTTCCCAGATGCATCGCTTCTTGAAATCGGTGAGTTAATTCATCACTATTCTTTAGAGGTTAAGGAAATATTCAACTTACTTGATACGGAAAATGGAACTGGAATTAATTTTACAACAGCAGAATACATTAAAGCTTCTGCATGTTGTGAGTTAAGTAGGACTTATGGTTTCGGCGGGGATGATGAGCTTTCTTTAAAACTTGCGGATTTATCTATAACAAATAGATCTAATCCAAGAACTTCTATTAATAGAGGGAATGCCACCACTTGGTGTCAAATAGCAGCTGCTTTAAGAAAAGAACTGATGGCCTCAAGGGTTGGAATGAGAGCAGTTACGCCAAAAGGTTTGCCTTCAGAAAAGATTGCTACAGCTGGTAAAAATGTAGATCCAGAAACTGGTGCAATCATATATCTTTCAGATAGAGAACTTTATGGTAGGGGTAAGAAAAAATCTCCAAAAGAAGACCCTATGCCATCAAGAGGTTTAAAGAAGTATGATTGATCCTAAAAAAGCTTTTAGAAAAATTCTTAGAGAATATGGTCACGATGTCCTCTTGCAAAGAAGAGTATCTGATGATTTTTTGTATTCAACAAATTTTGAAAGAATAACAACTAGACATTTCTTTCCATCAGCAGAAGTTTTAGCCCAAGCGCAAAAAGAAGATAATGAAGGTTTTGTTACCAACGTTGATTTAATTTTTTATTTTGAATCAGAAGTAAACCCAAAACAAGGCGATAGAATATACGAGGAGTCTCCATCCAATGTTAATGACCCAAACGTCTACATGATAGACTTTGCTGCACCAGTAAGAGGTAGAATGGGTAAAATAGTTTATTGGACAGTCGGAGCTACCAGAGAAAGGCCAAGTTAATGATAGTTTTATCTCCAGGCCAAACTGGTACTTTTGAATTTATTTTTAATGAAAATAATACTTTTTATGATCCAACATCTGGAGCAACTCCTTCTGATGTTTTAGTGTCTGTCTACAGAGGGGATGCAGGATCAGGTACCGTAATAGATGGTCCTTATTCTTATCTATTTCAGGCCGCCACTCCAAGTGGAAATTACATAGAAAAAACTACAAACAATACTATATATCACGGTAATTTCGGAGATTTACCTGGCCAGAATGTGTCTACATTAAACGCAACAAAGTTTTCTTTTTACTACACTCCTCCTGAAAAGCTTTTTCCAGGAAACTATTCAGTAGTAGCAACTACATATTCTGGGGCTAGCATTATACAATATATAGCCCATTTTCAAATCCCGCAAACAAGCGTAGCTTTATCTTCTGCTTATGCATCAGGGCAAAGAGAGATAATTCAATCTTTTGTTCCAGCTTATCAGAATCTTGATCAATATAAAACAAACTCAGTCCTTTTAATTGGCCACGCTGATGGAATAGAATTAAACAACATAATTAGAATTGGTTCTATTCAAGAAGCTGTAGATTTATTAAAAGCAAATGTTAATTCACCTCTACTAAGAGGTGTTTTTGACGCATATGCAGCAGGCGCTAGAGATATTTATATATGCGCAGCAGCTCCGATGACCGAATATATTGAGGGCATATCTGAGAGAAACGCTGCAAAGCCATTTTATTCAATGAATGATGCAACCCCTGTTAACTATAATTTTTACCAAAGATATTGGTCTAGACTAGAAGAAACTTATCATGTAATTAAAGATTATGATTATATTGATATCGTTGTTCCTTTAGAGACAAGTATATTAAATACCGGATCTGTTGACTTTACAACACAATTAGCTTCATATTGTCAAGACTTTCACAATAAAAGTGGAATGATTCAGATAGGGGTTATTGGAAGCAGAACGGGAGCAATAACAGAAGCTGACATAGTTGCTTTAGAAAGTAAAAACATATTTATAAATAGGTACACAATGTTTGATCCACAAAATCAAATTATAGGGGATATGGGTAGATTTGTTGTACCAATTTATGGTGAACTAATTATCAATCACAACTTTTTAAATATAACATATGTATCGTCTGGTGCAGCGACAGTAGCTGGAATGATATCAGCAAACCCAGTAAATCAAAGTCTTATAAGAAAAAATGTACCCTCTGCTTTTGGTTTAAGTGGAATATCTTTAAATCAATCTCAAGTAGACAGATTAGATAACATTGGCGTCAATACCTTTACACGCAATGCCAGAACAAGAAGAGGCAATACTTATCAAATATATTTGACTAACGATAACACTATGGCACACCCTACATCTAATTATAGAAAGCTTCCGCAAATTAGATTATGTGCAATGTTAATAAATGAAATCAAAGCGTTATCGAATAATAATATAAGTAAATTTTCTTCCCAAAAAGCGGTAGAAGATGTAAGAAAGCTTTTATCTTTCTTAAAAACTAACAATATAATTGCAGATTATACTTTTGAGGCCTACAGTGATCAGGAGATAAAAGGAAAACTATACTTTGACATTAGTGTAACTTCTTCTCTGGGTCTTAAAAAAATGTCATTTAGCATATCATCAGGCAAGGCAGCATAACATGGCACAAAACGCATTTGGATTTCCATTACCAGCTTTAAACGAGGTGGCAAATAATAGGACCTTTGGTCCACCACTTCAAGCAGCCGGTAATTTAACTTATCTTGAATTTATATCTGTAGTTAAATTATTGTGGGAAAACCTTCATCCAGACATTCCAGTGGTTCCCACTCAGCCGGCTCAGTACGCAACGTACCCATGCATCGTGTATGGCCTAGAGTTGAGAAAGGCACACTCTGTAGAACCAAAGCCTAGAAGTAGGCACGTCATTGAAAATGACATGATGGTTTTTGGGCAGAGATTTCAAAATGTTGTATCTTTTACTATAACAACAAAAGTTATGGGAGGGGCAACTAAGACCCCGGAATCAAGATATGACGGAGCAGAAGTAGCAGACTCCTTAGCAGAGATTTTTGAGGACTTTATGCTTGAATATACCCCAGTTTTTAAAAGATTAGGGGCATCAGAATTTGTCTATGCGAGAAGACTCGCAGACGCAGAGGAAAATAAGGGAAGTACTGACGTAGTCAAAAGAACTGTTACGTATATGTTAACTACAGAAAAGCTTATAGCTAGCTCAGTTGGAACCATAGAGCAAATAGCTATAGATGTTAGAACTTATATGGCCTATGAAAAAGAGTTAATTAAAGAGCCATTTGAAAAAGCAACTCCTGATTTCGAGGGCACAGAAGTAACTATTATAGACCTATATCAAAATTCTACACCAAATATTAACTCATAGTTGTTTTTATAGGTTGTTCGTTACTATACATTAAGACTAGACCTACAAAAGACTGCAAACCGGAGGTTTAAAATTCAATGGCTCTACCTGGCGTTAAAACAATCGTAAAAGATCGCTTTTATAGCATCTCAAGACAGGATTCTCCTGTCGGTCCAAGAATCTGTGTAATCGGCATGCGTAGCACCGCCGATGGCACTGGCAACGTAGCTGACTTAGACGTCGTTCAAGTTACAAAAGAATCTGACGTTATCACCGCTTTTGGTGAGGGTTCACAGCTGCACAAAGCTTATAAGGAATTAGTTGCTGCTGGTGCAGATAGAATCTTTATGGTTCCTCTCCCAAGCAATACAACATTTAATCATACCAATGGTACAGCTACTTCTGGTGGCACAGACGTCTTTGATGCAGCATTCGCTGCAGCTGAAGTCGCCCTTCCAGACATCATTGTTCCTTGGGGTAGAGGTGGCACCACTTCAGACTGGCAAGATCCAGCAACTCCTGGTGACGACGTTGAGTATGGTTTCCATGCTGACAACACTACAACAGTAGCAAACAACTGGGCATACAAAGTAGCCAACAAGGTTAAGGCAATCAGCGAAAACAGCAATCCATGTGTTGCCGTAATGGGAATTAGACCATGGATTGGCACTGGTGCAACTCCTGCAACCGCAGAGACAATGACACCAGCTAATGTTTCAACACACCTTAGCCTTACTCGCCTTCCAGACAAGAATGCAACTTCTGGTTCATCATATACCTGGGGCGGAATTGGTAGATACGTTATAATCATTGCAGCAGAGGTCAAGCCAGTCAATTACAGCTCAGAAAACTACGCAGACTTTGGTTACGCAAATGGCGCAACAACTTTTGCAGCTTCTTTGAGCAGAATGGCTTCTTACGTAAGTCCAGTCAACAAGACAGTCTTTAACGTAACAAGACTGCGCTACAATCCAACTAGAACACAACTTTCTAACGACCAAGCAACTGGTGTTACCGACAAGGGTGTAAACGCAATTGTCCTTAACTTTAATAAGATTCCAGTATATGCAGAAGGCATGACATTTGCTCCCGCTACCTCAGACTACAACAGAATTTCAACTTCAAGAATTATCAACGAAGCTGCTCTTGTTGTCCGTCAGGTTTGTCAGAAGTTTGTTGGTGAGCCTTCAACAATGCAAGTCCGCAACTCGATGGAAACAGCTATTACTTCGGGTCTACGCGGGATGCAACAGCTTGGCGCTCTTCTTGACAGTGACTTCACCGTAAGTTACATTCCAAGCGAAAACAAAGCCCTAGTTGACCTAGTGCTAACACCAGCTTTTGAACTTAAGTCAATTGAAGTTCAAATAGCAGTTAACCTTTAATATTAACACTATAAGATAGGAGGGTACACAGATGCCAGCATCAGGCGAGTACTACGATTCACCGGTTAACAAATACCTTAATACATATACCACTTTCTCCGGAGCAGATATTGTTGCCACCTTTGGCGGTAAGGAGATCGGAGCATTGTCGGGTATTACTTTCTCGGTTACAAGAGAAAAAGCACCAATTTATACCATGGGTTCACCAAACCCAAGGTCATTCTCCAGAGGTAAAAGAGGTATCGCTGGTTCATTGATCTTCACAGTCTTTGACCGCCCTGCCCTTTACACAATGCTTGAGACCCACCACGGCACCTCTCAAGAAATGAAGTTCTGGACAAGATCAAGCAACACACTTCCAGGTGATCCTTCACATAGAAGAGGTATTGCTGAGTTTGACGACCAATCAAGAGACGTTGTAAGCAAGGTTCCTTACTACGCAGACCAAATTCCACCATTTGACATCACCATTACATTTGTCAATGAATATGGTCAGGGCGCAGTAAGATCAATCTACGGCGTTGAGCTTCTTAACGAAGGTTCTGGCGCTTCAATGGACGATATCGTTATTGAAGAGACAATGACCTACGTAGCTCGTGAGATTGGTCCTATGTACACCATTTCTAACTCACAATTGAGCAGATTCGGTGGCAGCTTGTCTGACATCATTTCCAAGGACGCAGTAACCTCAAGTGGTCTAAACTCAGAAATCATTAGACCATAATTTTTAAGGTTAAGTCTTAACATCTATAGCGTGGAGGATGACTAGTTTGTCCTCCACGCTTTAGTTTTTATCGGAGCAAAATGTACAAAGATATTGAAAAACTTAAAATAGAACAAAGAAAAGTAGTAGACTACGCCAATCAGGTGGAGTCAGTTAGAAGAGAAAAGGGTCTTCCAGATCCATTCTCAAATATGTCTTTTGCTGGCGTGGACATTCAAGCCACTATGGTTCTTCCAAGGATGGGCGATGAGACATCAAGTGATGATGGCGATTTTATTGAACTTGGCGAACTGCAAACCATATCATATTCTATACACAGAGAAAACAGTCCAGTTAGAACGCTTGGCCACGTAAACCCCAGAGGCTTTGTCAAGGGGTCTAGAACTATTGCTGGATCTTTAATATTTACTGTTTTTAACGAATATGCTTTTTATAGAATTAAAGAATTTAAGAGAGCTTTGCTTGAAAGAAATTATGCTCCGCTAGCTGATATGCTACCGCCATTTGATGTCGTCTTAACTTTCTTTAATGAATACGGTTTAGCTGCTAAAATGAAGATATATGGAATTACTATAGTAGACGAAGGTCAAACTATGTCCGTAGACGACCTTATCACAGAACAGACATATACTTATATGGCAAGAGGTATACAGCCTCTAATGCATCTAGACCCTGTAGAAGATAGAAATATTTATTCTAATAATTCAGATGATTTAGCAAGACAGGCTCTCGATGCATCTGCAATATCAACCAACTTTTTTGGTGATAGAATAGAACTTTATAAAAACTTTATCAACTCAAGGATGAGTATTTAAATGCCAGAGTCATCTTACAGTAGAGCACCATACAGGCCTTTCACTGCATACATGCCCAGAAACTTAAAAGAGGGTGATGATTACTTTGACCCAATTAATCAGGCAATAGATCTTGAGTGGGGTGGAACAAGAACTGACGAAAAGTTTAATAGTTATTTTGATTATTTCTTTTCTGGAGAAGATGTAAAAGTTTATATTGATGGTCTTTTTGATGAAAAATATGAAATGGACATAGCATCAATGGCTTTTGTGATTAAACAAGAAAAGCAGCCGTTGTATGGATTTTGGTCTTATAACTACGATGCAGTAATGATGGGTACCAGATTGATTACTGGAGAGCTTTCAATTTATTCTAGATATCCAAGAAGGATGACAGATCTCCTAGAGGAAGCAGCTAGAGTAAGAATGGAAAGTTCTAGCTCTAATCCATCTTCTGCTGTTATGAGCGTTCTTGGTAGTTCCACCGATCAGGCTAGAAAAGATGATGAAATAAATATACAAAAATATTGGCTTAATTCAGAATTAGATAGAGTCACATCAGATCCAATGGCAACATCTTTGGTTCAAAACCAAGGTGCTGGACACAATATTTTTAGTGCCCATCCTCCATTTAATTTAGTTGTATTTTATGGAACAGAAGAGGTTGCAATAACTAATAATAAGATAGTTACATACGAGTCCGCCTCAAATGTAAACAGACAATTAAATTCTGACAGAATTTTAGCAACAGATTATAATGAAAGAAAAACTTTAAATAATGTTTCTAGTCCAATGAAACTAGTTCTTCAAAACATTAACTTAATGTCAATGACCACTTCATATACAAGCGGTGGTCAGCCATTAGTTGAAAACTATCAATTTATCGCAAGAGATATGTATTTTACAGATGCAAGAGCTGGCGACAACGCTGTTACTGGACAGCGTGCAACTGTCCCAGATGAAACAGAAAAGCAGTATACTATTCAACCCGTAACAACAGAAACTGTTGTATCTGGAGTTACTTTTAATAGTGGAGAATATACAGCGTAATATAAAAGTATGATATAATTGGACCTAATAATCCAATGCGCAAAAGGAGAAAAAATGTCAGGTGAAAAAAAAGTGGTAGTTACTACCGATGAGGCTACGAAAGAAGAGCTTGGTGTTGAAGATTACCAGGTTATTTCGCTCGAAGACGATGAAGATATGAATCAAGAGCAACAGGGTATGACCGTTGAAGATCTTGATGACAGTGAAGAGATTTGGGACGGTGGCCCAACTGCTGGGCAAATCAAACAATGGAAGGCAATGTTTGGCGATGTCTACGTAACATCTATTACATTTGACAAGCACATTGTCTGGAGAACTCTTAATAGAAATGAATACAAGCAGCTCGTAAAGAAGATGGAGCAGCTTGTTCAGGCCGGTCAAATGTCAACCGCAGAGGCAAACCTTTGGAACGAAGAAGCAATCACGGAAATATGCCTGCTCTTCCCAGCCTATGACAAGATTGCACTTTCTAATGAAATGGCAGGACTTCCTTCGCTTCTTTCTCAGGAAATACTAGAAGCTTCGGGATTCGTAGCTCTAGAGGTTCGTCAGTTATAAATTATGGATGATGAGGTTCTCTTAGAACTGAAACAAAAATACGGTCCCCTTTACGCAGTCAATGTAAAGGGGACTGATTTGTTATTCAGGGAATTAACATTCGCTGAGTTTGATAAAATATCGACAATAGGACAGGCACAAGGATTCTCATCAGCAGACGCAGAAGATGAGATATTAAAAACTACAATTGTATATCCTGAAGGTTTTGATATATACAGAATTCCAGCCGGAATGGTTTCCGCTGTTGCCCAAGAGGTCATAGATGCTTCAGGATTTCAGTCTGCAAGAGTGGCTAAAAGAATACTGGAATCAAAAAGAGAAGCTGCTGGAGAAGTTAGAAATTTAATGAAAGCCTTTGTTTTGGCTACTATAGGTACATACTCTCCAGAAGATTTAGATAACATGACCTTTAGTCAACTATCAGAAAGAGTTGCACTAGCAGAAAAAATAATTGAAATTCAGCAGAATGTGTACGGGATAGAGTCGACTAATATCAAACTAGAATTAATAGATCCAGAAGAAGAAATGCTGAGAGAACAAGCAAAAGCTGCAAACTACAATGCCTCAAGAAAACAAGGCGAAGCAGCTTACGAAGACCCAGTTGCCAGAAAGCTTTGGGGGGCAATGTAATTAGGAGGACTAAATGTTTAGGGACAAGGGACCTATACATAATTTAGGGCACGGTGTTTCATCTAGGGACATGCCATCTAGAGAGGGTGAAACAGAAACACCTAGTCCTAATTCAGGCTATGTAGCAAAGGCTTTAGATGCGCATCCTATGATGCGTTTTTTTGCGTCTGCTGGCACAGCAATGTTGGTTACTACACTTGCTTCAAGGCTCACTAAATCTGGTGGTTTAAAACTAGGTCAAGCCCTACAGAATTCTTCCGACGCAGCAATGAGAGCTGGTCGCACAGATGCTTTGTCAACCAGAGCAATTAGAAGTATTACTGAAATTAGAAAAGAGCTAGACAATCTTAGCGCAATGCATAGAAGCATTGATGGGGTTGATGATCCGTATCTAAAAGCTGTTTATGAAGTTGACGGAAAACTTACAACTGGTTATAATCCAACTTTAGGTAGAAGAAAATTCTTTAGACCACTTAGCCAAGAAGGTGCAAGAAGTTCCGCAAGAGGGCTTACTTCAGAATCCGCAGAAGCTTGGACAATGCGAGATGAGCTACAGGTTAGATTAGTTAGAGCTGCTCGAAGAATGCCATATGAACTACCGGCATTATATGTTACTCAAAAAGCTGTTACTGAGCCACTTTTTGGTCAAAACCAAGAGAAGAAAAGACTTAATTGGTATAACCCAGCAGATGTAATTTCTGACTTCGTTAAGCAGTCAACCCTAAACGTTGCCACTATGATCCTGCCATTTGAGGCAGTCGGAGCTGCAGGGGCTGCTGGAAGAAGCTCTCTTACAACGCTAGCTGGGTCAATGAATGATCTTAGAGCTTTGTCTCCAGTTCAAAGAAAAGCAGCAAACGCAGCCATTGACATTAGGTCACTTCTTGCTGAAGTTGGCCAAGACATAGCAGGAATGACCAATAAAGTTCTTAAGATGTCATCTCAAACCAGCGGTGCTTTTGCTGCTGGTGTGTCTGAGGCGGGTAATTCACAACCTGAATTCGTTCATGAGGCGGGTAATTCACAACCTGAATTCGTTCAAGCTTTAAGGGCTGCTAGGCACGGAGCAAAACAGGCCGTACAAGATATGGCTGATGCTGACAGGTCTAAGAGACTTAAGGTGATGACAGCCAGGGCAAGAGGATTCTTTACAGGAACAACAGAAGAAGGAATAGGCGTTTTAGACGTACTACCAACTTTTAAGGGTATTGGCGTAGGCACAGCTGCCGGCAAAAATCAATTCAAAGCACTAGGTGTAGCTCATGATGTTGTTTCTGGAAGGCTAACCAGAGAACAAGCATTAGGTAAGCTAACTCAAAAATTTGGATACTCCACCGATGATGCTTTTGCCACAGCCCTTGCCGAAAATGGAAGTAGACTTAAACTAAGAGGCCTTAGTGGTACTTCCGCAGATGAAATATTAACCAAAGCTATCAATGCCGTTCAATCCCAACACTCCAGTAAATTAACTAGATTAAGTCAAGATTTTTATAGATTAGGGGCTGGAGGTCCTAATACAGACAGGTTTAAAGGCAGTGAATTTTATCAAAAGTCTTTACAGGATGAATACAAAGATCAGCTGTCTAGACATCTTGTAAATGTTAAAGGTGTAGACCAAAAAGCTGCAGATAGTTTTGTAGCTCAAATAAAAATTAATCAACTTCCTTCTGCAAAGCAAGAATCTGCAGTAACTAATAGAATTTCTCTTGGAAGAAAAAAACAATTCTCTGATGATGCAGACACATTTTTTGATGATCTTTTAGAAAGATTTAGGGGAATTAAAGGCGGTAAAGATTTCCAAGCTGCAATAGGATCAGGAAATGCTCTTAAAGAATCTATAGAAGAAGTAGATAGATTATTCGTATCAGAAGAATTCAGAAGATCTTTAACGGAAAAAATAGCCAGTAATTGGAATCAATTTAGAGTTAGCGCAATGCCCGATGTGGCATCGGATATATTAAAGCCAGCAAAACAAAGTTATTTAGATTTTATTGGGCCAATATCTGAAGGTAAGCAAACATTTTTGCAAAGAAAAACTGCACAAACTCTTGGAATACCTTTAGTCCAAAAAGATGGAAGAAGGATTTCTCAATCTGTTCTTGAATCAAAATTAGCGGGTCAAGGATTTGACCCAACTGACTTTAGCTACATGAGAGATTTTCTCTTAAATCAGAGAAAATTAACAACAGGTTTTTTTGGCGGCGGTAGTGCAAATATTCTAGGCCTAAAGCCTCTTTTGGTCGACGAAGGTGTAGATCGTGGACTGTTTAAGTTTATGCCAGAGGAACAGCAGTCTTCAATTAGGCAACTTGCTTCAACTCAAGCTACATTTGATCCAGTAACCGGTGGTCTTGGCAGTGCTACCGCAACAATGGGTAGAAGTGCAATAGGTGGTGTTTATAAAACAAGATCTGGAGAAATCTTAGACTTTACAAAAGTCACAAGTATGTTGACAAAAGCTAAAGACTTTATTGCTTCTGATTTTAGAGTTCCAATTGTTGGCTTCAATCCAGCAGACCTTTTTGGCAATAGGTCTTTAAAGGATATTAGAAATTCACCAGTATTACAGTACGTTTCTTCTAGATCTGTTCAACCATTTGTTCCCCAACAAGGGGCAAGGCCAGATTTTTATATTCTTAATAGAACAAAAGGAACAAAAGGAACCTTAAGATCTTTTGCTTCAGATGAATCTGGAAGGCTAACTACATCAAAACTACCAGGCTTTTATCGAGCTGCGCCATCTGCAAGTACGGAAATATTCTCTAGGGAAGCACGAAATGCAGCAGGATTAACTGGAGAAAGAGTAGATACTCTTGGTGGTCAAAATACAAGGTTTGCTAGATTCAAAAAAACATTTGACATTGACCCAGAGCAGCCTAATTCTTTATTTAGATTAGCCTCTAGATATAGAAACAGACAGTCTGATATTCGAAATCCTAGAGTATTAGCGCAGCTTCTTTCTAACGAAAACAATACTGTCACTTACAATACCTTAAAAGGCAAAAGATCACTTAGGCTTAATATCGCATCTGAAACGGACGACGCTCTTAGAAAAATTTCTGTAGTAGATGACGCTGGAAATGAAGTATATAACCAATCTCAGGTTCTATCTGCAGTAGAGTCTTTTAGAAAGAGAATATTTAACTTTAAGATCAATCAAAGAGTAATGAAGGAGCTTGAAGAGGTTTCACCGGATCTTTTTAGGTCTACATCTGGGATTAGAGCAAGCACAATAAGTACAGTTCAAGATGTCAGAAATGCCGTAAGAACTTTAATTTCAGAGCAAGGGCAAGCCTATGCTCAAATAAGAAGTTCTGGAATGGATCCAAAGCAGCTTACTAAGTCGTTCTCGCGACTACAAAGCTACATGGATGAAACTCAGTTTGATGTAGATGAAGCTGGTTCAGAGATATTTAGGTATATCTCTCAAAGAAATCAAATGCTACAACAGTCAATGCCGACAGCATCAAGAACAGTAAATATAACTGATGACATTTTTACTCAAATTGAAAAAGTTACCAGACAACTTCAGGCAGAAGGAAAGATAGGAATAGATGCAGCAGTAGAAGCTAGAGCTTTCGGTGTTGCTACACTATTTAACTTTAGCGCATTTAGCACCCATAGAGGTGGTCGTGAGCTAACAGAAAATGCAGTAAGTGCATTAAACAATATAGTTTCAAGTGCAACTAGTAATGAATCTGTAAGAAAACTTTTTGGCGAGTTTACTAGGGGCAATACTTCAATGCTCAACACGAGTATTAGAAGACCTGCATCAAGATTACTGCCCGGATTAAGCAGAAAATTTGGAACAGCGCCATATGAAATAAATGATCTTTCCGTTAACGTACTTGGTAGTGGGCAGCAATATACAATGCTGCCAACTTTTGGAACAGTTTTTGCCAGAAATCCAATGGCAGCTATCAAGAGTGCGGCAGGAATTGGAACTTACAAAAATCCAGAAGCATTTTCAACAGGGTCAATACCAACTGCACATATTTTTGGAAGATTAAATAAATACTTTGGTACCTTTGGTGCACAGTTAGATCAGTCTCAATATGGCGGTCCTCTTGACTTGTACATGAGAGGAATGGTTGGCAAAAGAGTTCTTCCACTCACAGCTGCTGGTGCAACCTTTATGGCTGTGGATAGAACAATTGGTGGATACGCTAACGAAAGAGATCAAAGGGGAGAAAGAGTTTATTCTCCATTCTTTACCACTAAATTAGCAAGAGCAGCTGTTGAAGGTCAGTCTATCGGAGCTGGCCTAGTGCCTGGTGGAATGTCTTACGAGGAAAAGAAAGATCAACTTTTAAATGGTGAAGTTGCCGTTAGGCAAGGTAGATATTGGCCCTTGGGAACAACTCCATTTCAGGGTGGAAAAGTACTCTACTACAGGCCATCTTACTATAGAAAACTAGCAGAAGGAACTGGTTTAACTTCTGATTCATATTCTTCTCCGGCAGAGAAGCTAGCTTTTGGCTACGATTTTTCTCCATTAAGACCATTTGATCCGTATAGGTTTGAGAGAGAAAATTATTACGATAGACCATACCCTGTTACTGGTGAATACTTTACTGGACCCTATGGTCCGGCAACTTCTCTTGGCAACTTAACTATAGGCAAACTCCTCAAACCCCAAATGCCGATGCACGAAGATGCTGTATCGGCAGGATTGGCGGCTTACGTTCCTGCAGGAGAGTCTGGCGCATACAATGCCCAAGGTCTGTTAGATTCAGGCAAGGTATCTCCTGTTATGGGTTCAGGGGGTGCCATTACTTCGCTAAATTCTGCTAGTGGTGGATATTACGGAGCAGGCAGACAAATAGCTGGCTATAACAATGCTATGTCAGCAAACGCTGGAGCTATGGCTACAGCTAGCAGATCTGTTACTGGTCAAATAGGGTCTTACAACAATGCACTAACTAATGCAGCTACATCTGGTCCAAATAGAGTAACTCAAGCTGCTCAGGCAACTTATGGTCCACCAAAAGTTCCTGGAATTATACCTCCATCCATAGTCCCTGCCGGTCAACCAACCAACACCGGCGCAATGTCGTTCCAAGCGAGTGAGTTAGGATACAGACTTCAGGAAACAGCTGGTATTTATGGATTTGCATTTGGATCACTTAGAGAAGGACTTGGTTTTGGAAATCAAGATATGTCCCCTCAAGTTTCTGCACTACAATCTGCTTCAAAAGGATATGGTTCTACTAGAGCATTTTGGGATCTTAATCTTGGTGGTCTTGGCGACGTTCCAATGGCTGGAGAGGGTTCTATTGGAAATATAGAAGTTTCTGAAATTGTCAGAAGATTTATACCCAAAGAAAGAACGGATATAAATTACATAAACCCCATTCCAAACACCATGGGGCAGCAGTATCCATTCTTGCCAGGATCTGATTACTTTATAAATTTCAAAACTGGTGATCCTTTTACAAGAGTTCAAGAAGGAGAAATAAGATTACCTGGCGTTGGCTATGAAAGATTAAATACTCTATATGGAGATGAAACAGGAAGGTATGGCAGGGTTAATCAGTTGGATATACTTGCTGACGTAGCGCCTTATTCTAAAGAGTTTAGATCTTTAAATAGAACTATTAAAATGGGAGACCTTTCCCCCGCAGAAAGAATTAAAGTTCAAGAAATAAGAGGTCAAGTAGAAAATACCACAACAAAATACCAGTTCTCTGCATATAAATATAAAGATACGTCAGCAGAAGAAATGGGAATGCACCCAACAGTACATGCACTTAGTAGGGCTGGAGAATTCATAGCACATAGGGACACGTTCTTTAATACAAAGTTCTTGAATAAAAGAACTGCCACCGAAGACTGGGAAAGAAGAAATGTATATGGAGCTACCTTTCCAGAATGGCAAAGGCCATATGAAAGCTTTATACAGCCAATGGTTAATAAGGCGTCTCAAAGAGATCCTATATCTGCAACCATTGCAATGGGCGCTGCAGGATCATTCTTTGGTAGAACAGCAACAGCAAAAACAGTTGGTTCTTTAGTCGGTGGTCTTGCTGGATTAACTTCTTCTGTCAAAGGTAATCTTCATGAGATGGTTACTGGCGAAAGACAAATGCCAAAAACTAGAGTAAAAGAACTTGCACTAGAAGAGTATATAGACATTCTTGGTTATGTTAAAAATACAAGTCTAGCTGCAGAAGCGAAAGCTAGGGGCGATGCTGCTGCTGCAGCAAGCTTTACGTCAGCTGCAAAAAGAACAATGTATGGAGCAGATGTTTATGGTGGATCTGTAGAAAATTTATCTTTAGCTATTCCAAAAAGAAAAAGAGAACACTTTAAAGCTATGATAAATGCTCCAGAAGAAGAAAGGGAAAGAATACTTTCTACTGCTGGAAGACTAGAGAGAAGATTCTATCAAGCTGCCTGGGGAATGAGTGTTGAAGAAAAACCAGATTTGGCAGAGTATTTTTCTAGACACCAGCTACCAGATCAACACTGGGAGGGTTGGCACGCAAACACTAATCTAGAGCATGTTAAAATAAAGATGGGGCAATCTATGGGTCTAGAAATGTCTCAAATGGGTTACTATCCACAACAGGTTAAAGAAGCAAATTTAACCAATCCATCTTATCCATCATTTTTTGAAAATAATTCTGAAGAAAATGTTGGCTCTCAACTTAGAGCTATGATGTCAAGAATGGGAGTTTCTGGAAGCGTAAGAGAAAACAGAAACCCTTATGGTTCTAACTCTATAAATTTATCGTCCGCAATAAATATATTTTAAAGTGAAAAAAAATGGTAACAATTAATCCACTTATCAGCACTGAGGCAATGCCACTAAAAAAACTTAGAGCTGAACAACGCCTCCTTAGGCGCAGCATGTATGGAATGACAGACATGATCAGGGTTGATCTTGATGGTGAAAATCTTGTATACACTCTTAATACTAGCGGGCAAACTTTTAATACAGCAAAAGAAGCGTTTGATGCAGCAGGAAAAACTGGCATGACGACGTTTGCTAGATTAACCGGAGACATTGAAACATCATCTTATAATATGAGGGGTCTTGCTGGATTAGAAGAAAGACTTAAATCAATAACTGAACAGTTAAATGTTGACACAGGTCTTGCTAGTAGACTTGGTGTAAATGATCCTAATTTAATTCGCTTTGAAGTTGGAAGCTTTAAAACTGATTTAGGAAACAAAACAACAATTAAATCTATTGTTGAACAATTAGACGGACGTGGCATTATGGTTCCTGATGATTCTGCCTTCAACTTACTGAGAGTTTTTGAGGGCGACAGAGAAATGACAGTAGGGGAAATATCAAGGTTATTCAGTGCGACTTCAGAAGGTGCAGGTGGCATTCTTTCTACTAGCGAACTTATGGACAAACTAGAAGGCGGCGCTCAAAAAGTTGCATCAATGTATTCAAAATCTGGCAAACGTGTAAGAGGAGCAATAGGTTTAAGGGATATATCTTTATCGGGAAAAGATCTATCTAATATACTTGAGCAAGTTAGTGGCACATCACGCTTAGATGAGAGATCTGTAAGGGTATTTAAAATAAGTGACGATCTTACGGAAATAGCAAAAAATTACTTATCAGTAATTTCTACAGATGAATATCGTAGAATTTCTGACCCAGTAAGTGCAATGAGGTATGCGGAACACGAAGTTATGGATTTTGCAAAATTCCGTCGCACAGCAGAAACTGCAGATGACATACAAAGACGAGCTTATTATTCTAGATCAGGAACAATGGAACAAGTTATTTCTGCATTAAAAGGTATGAATATCCTAAATGAAGATGGAACTGTAGCTAGAGCAAATGCTTTTATAGAGGGGGCAGACGGAGCATTGAGTTCAAAAGAAACTGAACAGCTTATAGCAAAGTTTGAATCTGGAGCTGATGGAACCGGAGTCATGAACGCCAAAACATTTAATGCAATGAGAAGTCAGATAAAATCAGAACTAGAAACGCTAACACAACTCCTTCCTGTTTCAGCAAACAAAGAAGCTATAACAATGAGGATTGGAGAACTTACTTCTCAGCTAGATAAAATGGAAGGTGATTTATTTGAAACAATCACCGGAAGAATATTTATGAATGTTGAAAGGGGCGGCCAATCAGTGCCGATGATGGCCAAACTGGTTACCGGTCAAGCAGAGTTCGCAGAACCGCTATCTACATTTTCAATGTTAATACCGGATGTTGCATTTAAAAGAGAAACATCAATTATGGGTAGGGTTGATTCTTTAAACCTTGTTCTACAGGGAGAACCCTCGCCAAGAGTCTATGCTGACCCACTGGCTCCGGCTTTTCATTACAATGTTCTTTCTGATCCGAGTGTACTTAGGGCAAAGCAACTCAGACAAAATAGAATTATAGCCGAATTAAACCTTGCAATTGAAACTGGAGAAATTAAAGGTAACTTAAGAAGACAGATATATCAGTCAGCAGAAGCTAATTTAGATTTAATTTCAGAAACAGGTAGGAATTCCGCAGAAAGAAACAGAATGTTTATGCGTCAGCTTAAAGAAGCTATAGAGTCTGGGGTCGACGTAAGAACAATGCCTCAATTATTAAACTATCTAAAGAAAAACGCTGCTGCAGATTTATTTAAAGAAAAAACTGGAGTTGGTTATTTGCCAGCACTTGAAGATTCTTTTAGATTAGCACTTGATACTGAAGCGTCTTACTTCCGCGGAAAGAAAGACAAAGCAGCTAGGTTGGGAGAAGGCTTAACAGATATAACCATAAGAGGTCGTAGTGACACGATAAAGGCTCTTACTTTCCAAGTTCAAGGTCACAAAATGTTATTTGCTGGCGATGCAACCAGTATATTCAAACACTCTCTTGGTGGATTTGACTTGGACGACAAAGGAATAGTCATGCCAAGAATTTTTGAAGATGCAGGAGGAAAAAGGCTTGGAGCTTTTATCTTCCGTCAGCCCACTGGTCCTGGAGAATTTATTTTTGGCAAAGCAGATTTTAGAAATATAGATACGATTAAATTATTCATAGGAAATAATGATGCTCTTATGAATGAACTTGATATTCAAAAGAAAGCTATAACAGGAAATGCTCTTTTGGATACAGTACATGAAGCGATGAGCTTAAATCAAGGTAAAAGATTTGATCAATTAGATACTTTAATAGGTCAACAAAGTTCTGATCAAATTGAACAATTTATCATACGCCTTATGGAAGCAGCAGAATCTAGAGGTACCTATAAGACTCAAACAATTGACATGTCTCATTCTGTATTTCAAATGCTTGAAGGTAAAGAGTTTACTTCACCACTGGCATTGACAAGAGAAAGAATTGGCCTTCTAGCTGAAGCTGGTGTAGCTGATGAAAAATATTTAGTTGAACAATACAATTACGGGAATATGACAAGAATATTTGCCACCGAAGGTTCTTTTGATTTTAGTGACGAAATACACGAAGGGCTAAGGGCTTATGTTGGGGCTGATGAATTTGAAGATCTTGCTCAAAAGAGATTGCAATATCAGTCTTTAATGAAGTCTGCAGTTAAAAGTGAAGTAGATGCAGGAATTGCACTACAGAATGAATATAGTGACACAATAGCTAAAATAATGAGGGCTTCTGATGAAGAAACTAGAGCTGGAATATCTTCTTTGTTTGACGAAGATTTAGCTAGAAAAGGAAGAGCAAAAGTTTTAGGTGGAGACACTATTGGTAGTTATATAAATAGATTAACCATAGCAGCTGCCGGCGCAGATCAGCAGCAGGCAATATTAAGTAGACTTGAAGGTAAAGTTGACAATAGAGTTTTAAGTGCAATTAGAAATACAAGAATAGCAACATTTGCTCCATCTGACGTTGTTGACGTTATAGCTAACCTTAACGAAGGAGTAAGCGTTGAGTCAGTTGCTGGTCTAGAAAGACTGTATGGCAGCGCTGTAGATCAAGAAGCAGCAGCTAGGGCAATATTAAAAATTACATCTCAGATAAGCGCAGATGCAGGAGTTTCTGCAGTTGAAGCAGCTGGTAGGCAAATGATTCAAACAAAATTTGAATTATTAGGAGAACTAAGAGCACTAGCAATGCAAAATTTAACGGAAGAAGCTGACTATAAAAATTTATTATCTGGGATAGATAATGCAATTATAGGCGAAAGGCTTAAGCGGAGATGATATAGCTACTGCACTTCAATCTTATAAAACTGGATTTACAAAAGTAACACAAGCAGATGGAGCAGTTGTTTCAGAAGAGATGTCTAAATACTCCTCAAAAATAAATGCGGCAATTACTGGCGGAGATGATATAAATAGACAGCAAGCAGTAAAAGATTTACTTGGATTAGATGCAGACAATCCTTACGCTCATGCTTCAAAAATCCTTAGACTTGGGCAGCAGGGAGACGAAGCAATGAGAGCTTCTGGTGAAGCAATTTTTAGATTAAATCAAATCGCATATGCAGCGGAAATAGCTACAACTAGAGAGTCTTCTATATTAGCTTCAAATATTTTGCAAGAAGCAGAGTCAATGCTTCAAAAAAACGCCGCATCTTTAAGTAAAGCTTTTGGCGTTTCACAAGACACAGCAAGTGAGTTTTCTAAATATATTAATCCAAAGATGAGAGCAGAAGTAGTAGACAAAGTTCAATCTATGATCTATGAAGCAGCTGGGGGCTCAGAAGGGACAACGGTCAGACAACTCTTAGACTCCATGGAAATGCAAATGGCTGGAAGGTACAAAGGTTTAAGAAAATTAATTACTTCACAGCCTGGGTATTTAGATGAAAATGGTTTAATTAATATGTTTAGCGCAAGACAACAGGAAAGGGCTGTTTCTTTCCTAACTAGGCAAGAGGGCATATCAGCTTTGGCAGATCAATATGATGACATGGTTCAAAACTTTGATGCGATGTCTGTTGAAGAAAGACGAGAAATTTTAGCAATATCAGAAGATATGATAGGTAAATCTAGAAGAGGCGTCGCTGCTGTGGACGAAGATCAATTTAGGATAGCTGCAGGCCTATTGACCAAAAATGCAGAAAGGTCAATAGAAAGCCTCAATCTAGATGAGGCTACAGAAAAAGCAGTTAGACAGATGAAACTACTTCAGACAGCAAGAAGTCAACTATCTGAATTTGGCGACGAAATGGATGAGGTGCTTTCCTTTGGGGGAAGGGCATCTGCAGCTGGATTTGCCCCTGATATGGTAGATTTAACAGACGATGAAAGAGCTAATTTATTTAGAGGTCTTGACGGGGAAGTTATGGGGGAAACAGCAAGGCCAACAGAAACAGGATACAAGCGTATAGGTAAAGAATTTTTTGATAAGCCAATAGTTAAAAAATCAGCATACGCTGCTGCTGGTTTAATAGCTGCTAGCTTTCTATACTCGGCATCAAAAGATAGAACCCAAGAAGATGCTGCTGGTCCTCCTTTGCTACCTGGAGGTTCAGCATATGAGGCAATGTCTCAAAGAGATCCTCAAATGCCAGAGACTTCCATGTTTTCTGGCTACGATGAAGGGGTCGGGTACAGTGTTAATATAGAAGGAACAAGAGAACAAGCAGAATCTTTTTCAAGATCTATCGGATCTGTTGCTAGAGGCTCAGTTAACAGTACTATGTATAGAGGATTGCCACAGTTGGGCAAAGATCCCTATTCGCAAATTGCTAGTTCGTATTAGGTTGATTTTATATGATTTTTGGTGCAGATAATCAAAATAAAAACCTTAGGGCTGCGTCAACAATTAAAGCTAATCCCACGGCCAAAACAAAAACAGCAAATCATTATTCTGCATCGATCTCTAGTTCAAAAACTACAGCAAATTCTACATCATCTAGAACTCAGCAAACTACCGTCCATACATCTAGATCCAATATAAATGACGGTCAACCAGATCCAATAAGAGGTTCAATGGAGGGGCTTGATACAGGTAAATCAGCCCACATACAAATGGACAACAGAGGCTACGATGCAAAGAGTTTGCAAACAGCTAGATATAAAGATAAAAATAAAACTTTAAAATCAGTAATGGGAACTTCTCTTTCCTTTACAAATCTTCAAAATAAGAGTATAATGAATAACTATAGCGGAATTACAATGAGTGGTTCTTCCAGCGATAGAATGTCAAAAAACTTAAGACTAAATAGAATGTTCTGATAAATTATGGCTAAAGTATCTATAGAAAAATATTTAACCGCCTCTATGGCAACAATGTCAAAAGCAAAATATGATTCTGCCCTTAAAGAAGTAAGTACAGCTTTAACAACCGCTCTTAGTGTATATTCTGAACTCAAGCAAAAAGTTCAATCAGATCCGAACAAAAGATTTGCAAATAGTTTTAATACAATTAACCCTGTCAACTATTCAGAAGAAAGCGGTGGAAACCTAGGTCTGCATAACTTTTGGTATATTGCATTTTCTGAAATAGAAAGAGGTTATGACGAGGAATTTGGAGGAGGAAGTGGCGGACAAGATGGTCGTGGCAATAACGTATGGGGGAAGCCAAATACTCCTAGCGTAGCTACTCAAAATTATATAAAAAATACAATTTGGCCAAAAGTTGAAAAACTTTTAGATATAAAGAATAAATACGTAAATGACGAACCCAATGGAGAAAACACTATCATTAATGCGTATGACGTTGATGCATTCTTTAATAGTTATGCGGCTATGGGTGGTCAATACAATTATTATGAATGGGAAGACGTAGACCCAGCAGCACTTTTGGCTGGTGGAACATTTCTCTGGCAAACTATATTTGAAACTACTTCTAACGAAGTTGGCGCTAAGGCTGGAATTTACATCAAAGCCTTAGCTAAGGTAAAGATTTTTGGTATTGCGGGCAAAATAGGTGGCGCCTCTGTCTTATATGGAACTTTAGCTGGAATCATTGCCTTGCTTCAAGGCGTAAAATATAAACTGGAAAATTTTGATCCAATTACGCATACATTTAAGACAACTTTTGCAGAAGATTTAATTAATCAAGCTCAATCAGAAATTACCCTAGCAAACCAGTTAGATGCAATCTTATCTAAGTATGGAATAGTTTTTAGTATAGATCAAGAGTTATCCAGAAAATACGGTCAAGTTTTTAGTGCAAATATAACAAAATATAAATCATCATTCTTTAGGGTTATGGCCCCAAATGATGTTCTTTTAGAAAAAGATCAGACTTACATTAAGGGTATTTGGGACAGGATTAGAACAAGTGGCTTATTAGACCTTGCATTAAGCGCAACTTCTATAGGTGAATTCGCACGAAAAAGATTCTCAGCTGGTAACAACTTACTTGACCCACAGTTAGGAAGCGCAAGTCAAGCTTTAGATCCAGTAAGAGATACTTTATGGTTAAATGACTTAGTTATTGTTACTCAAAATCTTACAAGAGACCCAATAACACTAGCTTTGGTTCAAGCATATTTTCCTAGCCTATCAACATTATTCTTTAATGCATCAGCAGCAGCAGCAGATTACTCTGGTGGCAGTGAAGATGATCCAATTAATAATATAGATGAATTAGCTAAATCTTTATTGAGAGCTTTTGGCACCGATAAAGATGGCAAACCTATATTTAAACCAGCTTGGGAGTTAACAAACACAGCCCAAAGAATTAAAAAAGCACTTGAAGAATTTCCATTTAGAGAAAATATACCACCAAAGACTCCAGATATATTTCACTTTAGACTAGGCGCTGCAAACTTTTACGTCCCCCCAGTCTCAATTAATGTAAGTTCTCAGTTTAAAACTGGAAGTTTAACATCAGGTGCAATTAGACAAAAAAATAGCCCTAAGTTTAATGCTGGGTATAAAGAAACAACAATTAATGTTAAGTTATTTTTCCCTAACTATGAGGAAATATGGGGCTTATCAATTGATGGAATCAAAGATGTTACAATTAATAAAGACTTTAAGATAGACTTTAAGGAAGCTGGAAACGAAGAGAAAATAGATAAGTTTTTATCTTCATTGAGAGGCTTAGTTGCAGCATTTAAATATGCGCCAATATTACCAGTTAAGAGTCACTATCTTAATATGGTTCATGGAATTAGTGGAGTGGCATTGTCGTCAATGAGCATATCTACAATTCCAAATTATCCCTTTGCTTTAGTGGTTGATCTTGAACTTTTAAATTTCAACCACAAACCATTTCTTCCAATGATTAAAGATTTTAACCAAGCTGTTCACTGGGGTAAATTCAGGCACTATATGGGTAAAGCAGCAGGTAGTTTACATAGTTATATTAATGAATCTTTCTTGCTTCCAAAACCAGAAGACGCAGAAGATCCAGATCCCAACTTAACAAGAGTTACTTCTCAAACACCATATTACACAAAAACATCTCCAACTAAACTTAATAATAATGTTGGAAATCAAGAATCAGAAGTAGAACCAGATCTTATTACCGATCCTTATAAGGATGATATTTTTACAACAAATGTAATTAAAGAATATAGAAATGGAAATAATATTTCTTTATTTATACCAGAGAGAATACAGACTAAGTTATTCACCCCAGATACATCTTCGTTTAGATCAGATGAAGAAAGAATGTTAGATGACACTGGTGAGTCTATGTGGGATTCTTTGTTGAAAAAAATTGGCATTGATATAAATCAATCAGCTGGCTATTATCGATCACTAGGTTCCGTTGTTCAAACTTCAATAGAAGGATCAGTTAGCCCCTCTGCAAGAAGAGTCGTACTAGAAAGTATAGAGCTAATAACTGCTGGCGTAAATAAAGATACTTATATGGAAAAGGTATATGATTATTTTGCAAAAGCATTCGTTGCAGAAAATAAATCTCTTTTAACACAAGATGAAATTGATTATATATTAAAAGATCCCAATGAAAGCACTGTCCAAGATTATACTTCTACAGCACAAACTTTTAAATACAGGGGTAAAGATCTTATAATAAATAACAGTTCTTCTACTGGCGATGAAACAAACTATAGCCTTAAGGATGTAAGACACTTATTTAAGCAGGCATCTCGCAATGCTTCTAGTGCACTAGATCAACTTGCCAATGAAGAAGCAGATAGGAAAGCAGCTACAACCGGCAAGTCAAGAGATCAGTTCATTGACCAAGCAAAAGAAGATATTGGCAGAGCATTTAATGTTCTTGTATATAATAGATTTTTTAAGAGTGGACCAATCCAGCAGCTTATGGAGGCCAAGAGGGCAAGGCAGGCAAAGTACCAATTCAATGAATGGGAAGTGCCGATGTTTAAAGTGGATCTTGATCCAAAGGCGGTTATCGTCAATGGTGTTTCTGTAACACTGGGTAACAACTTGGCTAAAATGCAACTGCAAATGCAGGAAGAGCCAACTTATCAACATATTGGTGGAAAAGATTCTTATATCAATATATCTATGACTGTTTTTGGTGAAAAAGAATTAATAAAAATTAGAAAAGTTTTTGAGCATATAAATGGTTTAGCTAGGATAGAACACTCTACTGGCGTCATAGGTTTCATGGGTATTAAAAATATAGTCGCTGCTCTAGCTGGAGTCAAGTATGTAATGCCATTAAGTTATGAGGTTAATACAATTCCAAACTTTCCTCATGTTTATGACGTAAGAATGTCTCTTGTCGACTTTGATATTTTCCAGCAGCAAAGAGAAACTATTTCTTCTAAACAGCAAAAAGAAATGATAGAAACATTTGGAACTAAAAGAAATCCATTCTTGAGAATTAAACAACTATGGGGTGCATTTAATGCATACCCAGATTTTCCCCTTTCCATAAAAGATTCAAGCGGGGAAGTAGTGGGATGTCTAGATCCTGATTATTATTTCAGATCTTTTGAAATGTTTGACGAAGATATTATTGAACATCTTGCACCACAGCAAGAAAAAATGAAATCTTTTTCTATAACGCCAAAACAGTTAAACACACAATCTACAACTGATCATCAAAAAAATGTCAATAGAATTTTGAACGAAATTAAAACAATGGTTCAAAATAATGAACTTAAAAAACTAAAAGAATATTTTGATAAAGAACAGATAGGATTACTAGAAGCCTCTGCTTACGTAGAGGGAGCTGTCAGAGAGTTCTTTAGTGGTCAGAAAAAGAGTCTTTTAATAGATTTTATTAAGGAATATCCAGACGTAGATGATAAGACAGCAACATTTGGTTTAACTGCAAGTCTTGGGTCTGGCAGTATTAAGTTTAATACCGCAGTGGGAGATTTGTCATACAGTGATTCAAGCGCGACTCAACAAATACAAAATATTTTAGAGACAAAAGATTTAGTTGTATCCGAAGATGGCTACTTAAGTATTGATCCAGATGAGTTAACCATACACCATACAATTACTTATATCCCAGCAGAAGAAAATCCTTCTGATGACAAAATGCCAGCCTTTTTATATCACGCAAATGGGTATCATTTGGGATATGTAAGTAAATCAAATAATAGATTTTACTTTACTGTTGATGGAGTAAGACCAGTTAAATCTGAGTCTGGTCAAGATAATGATGGCAAATTAAGTTATGTCCCAATTTCTGTTCCTTTTAGCGACGCAGACGATCCAAGTAAGGCTTATAAAAAGGGAGAGGGAAGCGCTCACATTGATTCACTAAAAGGCGCAGGATCAAACCTAGCTGACTTTAGCGATCCATATTCGGCTGGTTCTGGTGATGGCCCAGAAGTAATGTCTACACAAGCTGCTAATAGCAACGTCGCGAAACACTGGGAAAGAATGCTAGTAGACACCAAATACAGAGATATATCAGGAAGAATGATTAGAGCGTTTCCTACATATATGCTATGGCTAATAGATGAGGGTGGTTATTTTTCTGGTGTTAAACTTTTTGATAATTTTTATGGACTTCAATCAATCATAGATTTTTCTGTTGTTCAATCTGAAGATATCTTAGGGGATACTCTAATTCTTAGAGTGTCAAACTTGTATTCAAAATTAACTACAGCCGAATCAAGTAGAATATTTGACGCAGAAGAAGAATTTCAAAATGAACAACTAACTCAGCTAGACGGAATTGAATCAGTATTAGATAAGGCGCTGAATAGATCTAGAAATATGCTAGCCCATATGGAAAGTACATATGTGGTTGACATTAATAGTATTAGATTAAAGCCAGGTGTGAGAGTCCACTTAAGAGGTGGATATGGTGCAAATCCAAATGCGCTGCAAACTATTTTTAACGGAACTATTACTTCTGTTGAAAACGGAGAAATAGTAACGATAACAGCTCAATCAGACGCTATTGAATTAAGCCCAATTGTTAACTCTACAAATAAAAAAGGTGATAGTGGTAAAATAGATGGTGGTATCAACACTGGTTTTTGGCTTTCAGAACCAAGAGACTTAATGGTAAGACTTCTTACTATGGGATCTTCAAGAACCCGTGAAGCAATAGCTCATGCTACAAGAGGTAGAATTTTTTCCGAAAACAAATTTGGCATTAGACACTTTGGGCAGATACTTTATGAGCCACTTAATGATCTCGAGGCTGCTAAAAATGAAGCTGTAGTTTCACAAGTTAAAGACATGTATGATTCGTTAGGTGAAGCTAGTGGTAATGCATGGGGTATGGGATCGGCATTAGGCATTCTTTCTTCAGGTTCAAACCAAGGTAGCGGAACTATGTTTGGAATAGGTCCAGAAGTTAGAGCTCCAGGTGTGTCATTAATGAGAACTTTGTGGGCTAACTTTAGCGCACAAAGGGACTTTGAAATCTTTAAAAGAAATATTTACCCAGGCAATGGAACCGGAATTGCGCAATTTTTAGGCGGAGACCTTGGTGACGGATGGTCTACAGTAGCTAGTATTACTCCAGAAGATAAGCCAAACGAAAGACTGGAGTATATCGGAAGGCTTACTGATTATTCTTGGAATGAAATGGTTTCCAAAGCTGGAAATGGAATCTTTGAAGGTAACCCAGACGCCAAGCAGTTAGTTGACATTAATGGTAAGCCAAACGAAATAGGTAATAGCAATAGCTCAGCCGGTTTTGCAAAAGTTGCTCTTGGTGGAGCAATTGCAGCTGCAGGCATTGCGGTTACTGGAGGGTTGGGGGCTCCAATAATAGGAGGAGTTCTTGCCACTGGTGGATTAGCTGGAGTTTTAAGTGGAAGAGGAGGAACCAGCATATTTAATGCAATGGGGATTACTTCTGGATCAGACGATGATCTTCCTGGGCTAGATGAAGTTTCCTTTAGAGCTCAAACATATATGAGAACAGTTTGGGACCTTTTCCAAATGTGTGCAAGATTACTTCCTAACTACATTGTTGCCGTCAGACCCTTTGAAGATAGATCAACTGTATTCTATGGTAAGCCACATTGGTTATATACATCTGGAGTTGTACCACTTACAACTGGATACCCTGGAACAAAGAGGGCTCAAGAACTTGGAATTTCTTCTCCCAAAGAACTTGACACTGACTACATTCTTGAAAGTACAATGAAAGATATTAATGAGTCTTCAAATCCATTAGCAGACGCTGCAGCGTTTAATCAATTGGATACCTCTTTAATATCAATAAATGACACATTATCTCAGCAGTTAACTTCAACTGAAGGTGGAGTTTATATTCCTGTAGATAAAATTAAAGATGAAAATGGAAAAGGCAGAATAATAGCTTTTGGATATCAATCTACAATGGAGTATAGAGACAATTCCGGTAATCCAATAGCTAAGCTTCCAAGCTCTCACGGTTACGCCACAGTAGGCTATCACCTTCCAGTAAGCTCAGAAGAAGTTACTCAAGTAACTCTTGATGAAGAACAGATTAAAAATCACAAACAAATAGACCAACTACCACTCAGATATAGATTTCCATTCTTTACAGATAGAGATGACAAAATTGTATTGGAAGACTTTGCATATTATGCTATTGCGGATCAATTAGGAGCCTGGCAAAACCACCATGCAGACTACATGAAACTTGTTCGCGACAACGCTAGTTACAATGGTGTAGGTGGGACAAAAGAAGAAACTAGATGGATTGAGTTAATGAAGATGGAAACAAGCCTATACACAGGTGTTTCAACTGTGGATACTGGCGAGTTAAGAAACTTCAATGGAATACCTCTTGCGATGAAGTTGCTTTCTGGAAATATTCCAAGTTTCAAGGGTCTAGAGCAAGAAGTTGCAGATAAATATATATTCCAAGAAAAATTAGGGCAAGCTGGTTTATCAGGAACATCTTCAGTAGTCAGAATGCCACTGCCAGATAATCCAGCTCTTTCTTCTTCCGCAGAAACAAGAGCAGACTTGTATGATGTTTTAAAGGATCGTCCTGATTTCAATACTAACGCTGCTGGGTTAAGAGATTGGAAAGCTCCAAAAACGCCTTTAGAAGAGCAGTTCTACATTGCTATGAAATGGCCATATAAACCATCAGATGCATTTAGCGATCAAACAATAGAGCAATTTATACAAAGTCAAGGTGGATATGTTCCAGTCGGCAATGCAAAAAGTTATCAAGAAAGAAAAGTTATGGTTTACAGCCCTAGCACTGGTAAGGCCGTTGTGTGTAGACCTGCATACTATCTTTGGGGCGAACAAACAGTCAGTATTGCAAAGCCAAGTGCTAACGACTATACAGATAATGACGATCCTACAAAGAATATAGTGGGAGGATTTGATATCTTTGGAAATCCTAGAGGTGGATCAAGCGACGACTATGGAGTACTTGATGGGGGCGGCAATGCCCTACAGTTAGGTTATGACATTGCGCTTTCTGCTTTGGTTTCACCAGACGCAGCATATTTCTTGGGAATGCTTAATTTAACTGCAGCAGAAAAAGCAATTTGGTCATCTGGCGATAGATCTAAGAATGAAGGTGATTGGCACGGCGCAGAAGATGCAATAAAATCTTTAGCAGCTGCGGGAGTCGCACCGTTCCCAATGCCAAGAAAGTGCTACTATGCCTTTGTTCCTGATGATATGCCCCTGGGCGTAGTTCCTGATTTTGTCATGCCAATAGATGAATTCTCGCCTCCTGGTCAAGAGGTTATTCATGAATATGGTTCTGATAAAAAAATAATATCATTTGGAGCATATAAGGGTAAAAAAACAACCATTAATAACAGTAATTACAATCCAAGTGGATCTTCTGATGGAGAAAATTTCTTTGAGTTTAAACCATCTTCTGCAATAGAAATGGAAGATGTTTTAAATTCTGTTGGAAAACTTGAAATAGCAGGAAACGTTTTAGGAACAAATGGCACATTTGGTCCTGGCACTGGAGATTATTTTGATTTGGTCAGAAATCAAGACTGGGAAGGTATTGAAAATCTAAAGAAAGTTTTAGAAGGAGAACTAAAAGATAGATCAACTTTTGCTCAAAAAAGATTTTCTGCAGTATATGATGAAGCAGAGCCAAAATCAGTAGAAGCTAGAAATTTTTATGATGAAGATTATAATCCAAGTGTTGCCGTAATAGCAGGAAATGGAAGAACTCTACAGCAGGCAATGGAAGTATGGGATCAATTTAGGGCTGGGTATCATACGTATTCAAATGTTAAAGAAGCTTTTGTTAGAGCATATGGTCTTCCCGCTGAAGGAGAAGAAAGCGAACAAGACCTTGGTACATTTTTAACTGGTGGTTTTGGTTTAGGTAAAAAACTTGGAGACAAAGGTTTGACTTCTGGTAAGCAAACACCAGATCAATATATAGATGGACTAGAAGGAAGATACTCTACTCAAACAACAGATTCGCAAGAGTCTGCCGCCGCTGCAGATAAAGATTTAAAAAATCTATTCCAGTATTATAGTGAATCAAATAATTCTGCTGAAGATGAATTTAGTTTGGTTTTTGGAGACAGCTTCTTTGCTAATCCAGATTGGGTTGGTAGCGAAAACGCTGCTACACAAGCTGCTCTCAGAGGAAATCCGGAAAAAATAAGACAAGGTTTAGAGGCAGCTAGAAAAGATTTTATTGATAATCCAGATTCAAAAAATGGATTAATTAGTTATTTTAATGAATTACTTAATGATAAATTAGATAAGATATTATCAATAATTAGAGATTCTTTGTCATTATCTGGAGTGACGGATAAAGAAGCTCAGGATCAGTATATAGCTTCAATTAAAACATCTAGACAACTTTTCTTATTTATGGTTGGAGCATTCAGAAACAGAATGTGGTCAGACCCATATGCAAGAGCATGGTTAGTTTTGAAGCCAAACAGAAAACTTGTAGGCGATGACAAATGGGATTTTAATCCAGTACTAAAAATGTTCCAAGCTTATATTGATCCAAATGAAGACTACGCTAAGAGTAAAGATAAGTTTACAAAGCTTTTGGCACAAAATAGATCAGAAGGAAGCAGTGCAACAAACTTTATAGGCAAATGGGGAGAAGACATTAGTGGATTCTGGGATAAGAATATTGGTCCACTTTTCAGCGCTCTAGGTGATTCCCTTAGCGGTTTAGTAAACTTGTTTAGAATGTCTATGATGCAGTTGGGGTATGGTTTATCTCAGGTTGGTCAAATGACAAAGCAGGCAAATATTCTAAACAAGGTTCTTAATGACTCTATATATTATTCCTTAGGAAGACCTGGTTCATTACTAAGAGCTGTTGATAACCCATTTACCAGAGAGTACGCAGAGCCTGTAATAGAAATTAGACAACCTTTCCAAAGGGTTCATTATCTAAGTTCATTTTCTCATATTATTTCTAATGGTATAACAGAAAACTTAAACGGTGTTGCAACTATGGTAACTGCTGTTTCTGATGGAAAATATCCAGTTACGGTTGCAATGGATAAGTCTGCTCCAGCAGAAAGACAGGTTGAGAAAACTGTTGAAACTGGTTTGTTTTTTGATAACGCCACTGGGTCTGGATTGTTTGGCGCACTTCATCCAATACTTCATCCATTTGAATTTGCTAGAGGAATTTCAAAATTTGCTCAAGGTACACCAGATGAAATGTTAGCCAGGAGAGTTGCGCTGGCCCATTTGAAAGAGTCACTAAAAGATATCTATACAGGGGAAATTCTAATAGTAGGCAATGCCGATATTAGACCTCATGATATAGTTTATCTTGCTGACGTTTATGAGAGAATGTACGGCATGTTTGAAGTTGAGCAGGTTGTACATCACTTTACTTCTGAACTCGGCTTTGTAACATCCATAACTCCCAATGCTCTGGTGACAGTTAACGACCCCGCAAAATGGTTTATGTCTTCTTGGATTGGAACATGGATGCATATGCAATCATTAAGAAATGACACTAGACTATACATGGGTTCTCTTGGTTCTGGAGTTAATTCAATGGCGCAGATCAGTGTAGACGGTTTAGCAGACGCACTTCAAACCCAAATGGTTGGCGGTCTTCAGTTTACCCACGGAGCAGCAGCGTTGACAAAAGATATAATGGCGCATTTTACCTCTGAAGGAATAAACGACATTAATACTCAAGTTAAGGCTTTAGTAGCAGAAGGTTCTGCTGTGTCTTCTGGCAAAATTGCACTCGGAGGTATGGGTGCTATGTTTGCCGGAGCGACTGCCCTGGGTGCCACTGCAGCAGGAATTGCTTCTATGGCAATACCTGGAGCCGGTTTATTGGTTGGAGGAATTTCTGCTGGCCTTGGAGCTGGAGTTGGTGGAAAGTTAGCGTGGAAGGGCTGGACATGGATGAGAGATAATGTGTTGGATCAACACGGTTGCTACATTCAGTACCTTAACAAAAACGGTAAAGCCATGGATGCTGGGCTGGGTTTAAGCGGTCAAGGAATGGTAGTGGGAAGATATCATACTAAGAAGCTACTCCCAGGAATATTGGGCGTAAGTTCAAAGATTAGAACAGCAGAAGGGTATTCTTACATTAGAACTAATGATTTATTATCAAAACTTGGTTGGAAAGAAAAAGAAATTAATGATCTAGTTAGGTATATAGACTTTGAAAACGCTCTAGTAAATACTCAAGTGTTAAGATATTCTGGAATTGGTCCAGAAAAAGCTGGACTTAATAGATTCTTTAAGGTTATTTGCAAAGTTGAAGATGTGCTTGACGGCGACACTATAGACGTAGTTGACTTGTTAGACACTTCTGGTAAAAAATTTAGAATAAGATTTGACGGAATAAACACTCCAGAAATTAATATTATTAAAACAGACTTGCATGTAAGCGGAAAGATGGCAAATATTACAAATATACAAATTTCTTCAGGTAAAGCAACAATAACAACAGAGTCAAATCATAATTTTGAAAAAGACGAAGTATGCGCAATCGCCATAGATAACCCAGGTGGTTTTTACTTGTTAAATAGTTCTGCAAAAATTGAGGCTACTCCAACAGCAAACACTTTTATCGTATCAACTGTTCTTCCCGACAATGCACAAGCTAAAACTGGAAAAGTTAGAGTGTATGCAAACAGTTCTGGAGACTTTATCAATTCTTCTTCGCCAGGTGGTAAAGCAAAAATGTTTACAAAGAACGCATTAAAGGATAAGATATTTGTTCTTAGAATATCTCCAGAAAATGTAACAGCTTCTTTTACTGAGTTGGATTTTGAAGCCGGCTCTGCAAAGTCATTAGAGAGAAAAAATATAAACGGAGAATCTCTGCCAGCTTATTATGACAAAGATGTTTTTGGAGAAAGAATTCTTGGAGTTGTTTTCTACAAAACACCTGAACAGGTAATGGAGACAATTATTAAAGAAACTAATTCTTTATTTGAAAAATATAAAAAAGCTTCTAATTCAGATTTAGTTTCGCAACTAGCTTCTAGTTTTTCTCCAGGAGTTTTTTCAGATAGATATTCTGATCTTTTAGAGCAAGCAAAAAATATTAATAAAACTAATTACTTTGCACAATATGCAACATCGCCTCTTAGTGCAAGTTCAGCCAGTTTTAAAAATACATATAATGCATATGTTTCCTTGAGGGTTGTTCAGTATATATATGAAAAAGTTTCTGAGTGGCCAAATGTTGAATGGGACGAGTACTATGATGACGGAACTCCAGTTTCTTTAAACTATGAGTTAATTATCAACGGATTAGCAAAAGTCTATACAAAGGGACTTTTAATGGAGCAGCCGTCCGTTATAGATTCATATGAAAATGCCGCCCTACCAAGTAGGGTAACAGTCAGGGAAGACAGATAAAATGCCAGATTTTGATTACAACATAGACGATCTATCTGATACGTCAACACTTGCAAATAAAACTTCCTCTGCTTTTTATCCATCGGGAGAACCATTAAAGACTAGCTATTCTGTTAGCGGTGACGTAAATAGGAGCTTAACTCAAAGAGACCTGCAAAGTGTCCTTTCTCGGAGACGCCTTATATAGATCTCCAAACTTTGCATTACAGGTATCCAATCAGAATACTCAGTCTAGTATTAATTCAATATTAGCAGCAGTTGGTGGCCCCGACGCCCAAAACTTACAGATACAAGATCCCAATAGTCAGGACCCCAATGCTACTCTGACGGGGTCAGCGGCTGCAAATACTATTGTCTCAAAATCGTCATTAGGAAAGCAGTCTCTTTCATTTGGAACTAGAAACTTTCTGGGAGAATTGCAAAATAATACACAACAAGGCGCATCTGGATCAAGTGATCATCAAGACACATCAAACTTCCCGTTTGATCCAACAAGAGGTGGTCAGTCTGAAGTTAGGGTAGTTACAATAAAGGAAAAGCTATCAGATGAAGAAGCTAAAATATTTGATGAAAAAATAAAAGAATTAAAAGATAAAGATATATTAACAAGTCACGCAGTTCCATATAAGGCTAATTTTCCCCAAACAAGTGTTAGTCTTAAGGCAACTGGAGCTAGAGATGTTGCAGATTACGTTTCAGCACCAGACTTTAATTTTCAAAGCTATAATGGACAAACCGTATTACCTTGCGCTTCATTGATAGAACTAATGCTTGCATTAGAGTCTAAGATAAGAATTAGGGGATCATTTGATTTAAATAGAGGGGCTTTAATATCCGGCGGAAAAGAAATTAAAGAAGGAGCCACCCTAAATGATCACTCAACGGGAAGAGGTATAGACGTTGGTTATCTGGGGCCAAATGACACTGAGGAATACAGTACTTGGAATAAAAATCTAGATGTAAACAGAAAAGCTTTTATCCTTCTCTTGGATACGTTGAATTCTATAGATCAGTCTCTTCATCCAGATTTGATTGTATTCGACGACAGACTTGCAGATGAATTCGGAATGGCCAGGGGAATGTATGAAATTGACAATAAACAAGCAAACTTAAATGGAATACTTCAGAAAAAATACCCCAACCTGAGAAAGATAGACTTCTGTCCAGATGGTGGGCACCAAAACCACTTTCATATTGCTTTTTCTCCTCAAAGAGCTGGAACATATCAAGATTATACGGAAACAACTACTCCAACTGGTGGTTCGTCGGGTGATTTTGAAGGCGTTTCTGGTGGATCGTCAGGTGAACAGGCAGAAATCTTTAAAAACTTTATGAACTCAGATGCAAAAATAAGCAACACCAACGCTTTATATAAAGCTTTAATTGATTACGGTGGCTTTAGGCCAGAAAGTGCTGCTATTTTTATGATGATAGCAGAGAGAGAGTCTAGGTGGGGTGTTTCTTCTTTTAATGGCAATCTTAATACCGGGGATTACTCAATAGGACTATGGCAAACAAACTTCCTTCGGAGTTCCAAAGTTTTTAACTAATATTATAGAACTACCAGTAGGCACACAAGGTGGAATTGTGAAAAAGAAGTACAGGGGTTACCAATTATTATTTAAAGATTATAAAACTTTAGGAATTAAGGATCAAGAAACAGCGCTTGCAAAAATTAGAGAAGTTGGAACAAAGGGTAAACCACTTGCAGATCCTAATCTGTGGACGGCAATAGGCCAAATAGCAATATTAAAAATGCAAGTACAAGCATACCTCAATGATCCAGGTTTAAATAAAAGAGGTTGGTACTATACCCCTTGGGGTGAATATTCTGGGGCTAATCAATATGGTTGGATTAGACATTTAAAATTTAAAACAGCAGTAGAATTCTATGTAAAAAATAACCCAGGTAAAACTGAAGAGGATCTTATAAAGCATTGTAAACCGTTTATACATAATATGCATCCTTCGAATACAGATGGCAAAGCAGTGTACGCTAGATGGCTGGCTGGAGAGGTTTTTGGAAACGAATGATATATCCAAAGTTTGATCAAAAAATTAATGAACAAATTCAGTCTTCAAGAATGCAAGAATCGAAGACTAGAATGGCCACTGTCGCATCTTATGATAGAATTAAGAATACACTTACTTTAATTATGGAGTCTCATTACTCTGACACCATTGGAAATATAGTTGGAGATGTCCCATGTCCGTCTATATATCGGTGTTCAAACTGTATCTCCAGAACCTGGAGATAGGTGCATAGTGGGCTTTAGCGATGAGAACGAAAGATCTCCTTATATTATAAATTTTATAAATGATTTTCCAAACGAAAAAACAGTTAATATAGGAATAGCCAATACTGGAATACCAAGGTATATGATTTAAAATGTTAAATAGAAAAACTTTAAGAAATAACGAAACTCAAAATAGAGATAACTTTAATGAGGCAGAGGAATTAAGAAAAAGAAACTCATTTTCTAGAAGAGAAGTTGGCCTTACCCATCCGGATACAAGTGCTTTTGTTAGGTTAAATGACAGGGGAGAGGTTGAAATATTTGCAGGGGAAGAATTGGGAATTATTATCAGCCCCTCTTCAAGGTCTATATCAATATTTGCTGACGTTGTTAAAATAGTTACAAAAGAAGACTATGGATTAAGATGGAATAATATGAGTTTTAATTATTCAGGGGATGAATTCCACGAACCTTCTTTAGTTAAAACTAATGAAAAAGAAATAAATTCAGGATTTAACTACGCTGACTATTATTTGGATACATTAGACGATTTTGAGCTTTTGGATAAAGAAACTAATGTTGTTACTATTAGTGGAGAGTTTGCTTTTTCAGATAATCCAATAGATTCAGAGTCAGTTTCTGCTGCTGTAATTTCAGGAAAAATATCTGAAGAAGACTACGCTTTACTTAAAGAATATGGCTTAACAAACTCTCAAGAAAAAGTTAATTACATGAAAAAACTGCTTGAGTCTGGCTTTACCTTTAATCAAGCTAGAGAAAAAACAATGAGGGACAAAGGTGTCTGATTTATTTTTAACCCTAGATGGGGATTTGATGATTACTGGCAATAAAGACATAGCCAAGGTAAATACACCCATGCAAAATGATATTCAGCAGGTTTACGTTAGACTTATGACGGAACCCGGAGATTTCCACGCCTATCCAAGGTTAGGCTTAGACTTGTCAATGCTGTACGGAATGCCTCAAACTAAATCAACTGGCGAAACTGGCAAAAGATTAATTCTAGCAGCCCTTGAAAGAGAGGGAGTTTTTAAAGGAAAAAATATTTCAGTAGAAGCAGTTCCAACAAGTCCTGACACAATAAGATTTGACGTTCATATTCAATCAGGTTCTTCAAATCCGATTACATTGAGTATTAAGCAAAGCCTAGGAGCATAAATGCCTACAATAAACACTAAAACAAAAGAAGAAATAATAGTTAGAATTTTAAATGCACTAGAGCAAAATGCTAACATAACTGCTACATCACCTGGATCTATTGCCAGAGCTTTTGCTGACGCTTTTGGCACTGAAATGTTTTACCTATATGAATCTTTTAAAGAGGCAATTAGTCAAACTAGTCTTTCTACAGCATCTGGTAGGGGTTTAGATCTCATAGGTGAAATGTATAATGTAAAAAGAAAGACGCTATCTGATCAATTAGTTTACGAAAGAACAACTGCCAACATAGAGTTTATATTAGATAAACCATACACTTCCGATATTATTATACCTAAGGATACATTGGTGTACAATGATGTTGGATCATATAACTCAACTCAATATTCCTACAAAGTAGTTAATAGTATAACTATACTAGCGGGAGCAACCAAGGCGTATGGTATGGTTTCGCCAAATTTCCAGTCAAATGACCATGTTGCTTCTGTCGGCTCATTGACTAGACACAATTTTATTACTCCACCTGGAGTTATTATATTTTGTTCTAACCCCAAAGAAGTTTATCCAGTAATTAATTCTGAGTCTGACGATAACTATAGAAGAAGAATTCTCTCTGCTGTAAAAGTAAGTGCAACTGGAACAGTTGAAGCTCTCAGATTTGCTGCATTAGCTGTTAATGGAGTTAGGGACATAAGAATTAGAGAGGCATCTTATGGACTTGGATCTTGTGAAATTATATTAGTTCCAGAAGTTCCTGGTAGGATAGGAAATCTTCCTAGTTTAGTGAATGCAGCTGTGTCACAAATTAGACCTCTTGGAATTAGAATGAACGTCTCTGTTGCTAACGCTGTTCCAGTTAGTATCAACGCAACTATTACTTTACCATTCGGCACTGCACAGAACCTAAGAACAGGTATACAAAATCAAGCTTCTATCTTTGTAAAAAGATATTTAAATTCTCTTACCATAGGAGATACAATGTCTATCCAAGAGGTGGAAAGACAAATAAGAATATCTTCTGATCTAATTCGAAGTATAAACGTTACAACCATTACTGCACAAGGTACACCTATAAATAGAAAAGATTTTAGGCCTCAAACAGAAAGAGATTATATAGTTTCTGGCGATATTTCTATAAACTCTGTTATAATTGGTGTGTCTAACTACTAAAGGTTGGTTTTATAAATGAGTGAAAAATACTTTTTGTTGACGAGCAAGCATATCGTCAAGGCCCCTAACATGACACAGGCCAAATTGGCAATAGAGGGTGAATCAGATTTTATCGGTGAAGTTTTAAAACAGAACGTTGATGTCAATGAGGTGTCTGATTCTGAAGCATTTAAATATGTAGGCTTTTCCGAATTAAGCAAGAGTGAACTAAGATATGATTCTAAGGACACTTTTACTGAAGACGAAGATGAGGCTGAATCATTTGACAATAAGTTTGACTGGATTAGGTCAGAAAATAGAAGATTAGCAAAAGCTGTTGATAGATATAAAAATGTAAAAGACGAAGCTGTTCAAGCTGTATACCAAGCAGCATATGAAGCCTTTACTTCTTTTGAACTACCTCCAGTTAAGATGAATAGCATTAAGTCTGTTAAGACTGGATCGCCAGAAACAGCAGTTGCCGTATTTGGTGACTGGCAGCTTGGCAAAGTAACTCCAACTTATAATAGTGATGTTCTTGCACAAAGAATAGAAACTTACACAGAAAAGCTTATAGAGATTACCGAAATACAAAGAGCAGATCATCCAGTAGATACCTTACATGTTTGGCTACTTGGAGATATTGTTGAGGGTGAAGAAATATTCCCTGGTCAAAGTCATCTGATTGACTCTGGTCTTTATAGACAGGTAGGAGTTAACGGACCAGAGATCCTTGGCAATTTCCTTAAAACAGCATTAGAAAACTTTAAGCATGTTCATGTCACTGGAGTTATAGGAAACCACGGTGCCGTAGGCGGTAGGGCTAGAAAGCAGCATGATCCAGAAACTAATATGGACAGACTTCTTTATAAGATTGTTGAACTAATCTTTAAGAATGAACCAAGAATAACCTTTAACATTCCAGACGGAAAGGGTGAAAGAAACTTCTATGCCGTAGATAATATCGGTAATTATAGTTCTCTTCTAATCCATGGCGATCAAATGCCTGCACCGACGTCTTATTATGGTTACTATAAAAAGGTAATGGGATGGAAAGATGGTGCTATTCCAGAGCATTTTGATGATGTTTTTATGGGTCACTACCATCAGCAATTTAAGATGACAATAGGTAGTGGACTGTTAAGAATTTCTGGATCACCCGAAAGTCACAATACCTATGCTCAAGAGTACTTCTCATCAATGAGTAGACCATGTCAGCATTTGATGTTTGTTCACCCAGAGAATGGTGTTACCTCAGAGTATTCTATCTGGCTAGATTAATGCAGGAAGGCATCTGTAGATGAAGCAGTTTATAATAGCTTTAAAAAGCTCAGACTTTATTAAGTCTGGAACTCAGTGGACCACAGATGCAATAGACCTATACAATAACAAGTGGTATACAAATTATTCTGTATCTAAATCAAGATACGGTTTAAATGAATTAGATAACAGAACATTTGTTGGAACAGAAGTTATACCTAACGCTACTCCCTCAATAGTTGTTGAGGGAAGTACGCCAGTTTCCGTCACTAATTATGGCGAAATTTTTAAAGACACAAATGTAATTACATATAATATATTTGAGTATGATGAAATTTCTGAACAGTATTTTATATTTAACTTAATAGAAGATGCATCCCCATTTTATATTTTAGACCCTACTTCAATTAATTTAGATTTATATAGATTTGTTGACACAAGTTCAAGAACAGACATTTTAAGTTATAAACGGAGCCTTTACCAATGTCAATACTCTTGACTCGCCAACATATACCGTAACAGTATATGAAGCAGATTCGCCAAGTGGTCCATGGTTAACATCTTCAGTATCATCAGATGTTGGAACTCTATTTATAACAAACTCTAAAAGATATGTTAAGTTTGATCTAAATATAGTATCGGAACTTAGTCCTCAAGATGTTCAAAATTATGGTTTTGTACTTTTAGTAGAAGTAGCAATAGCCAATCCAATACCATCTGTCTTAAGTAGAACCGCTAAAAAAATATTAAGTAGGTTCCCTTCTTGGGCAAAAATGTTTGAGGACTCAGTAGACGACGCTACCCCAAGCCTACAGACTCCGTCTACCAATGCTGGATCTTTCATCAATTCACTTGTTGCTGATTTTCCAGAAAACTTTGAAAAACAAGTTAACCAATTTGAATTAGACAGATTTATAACAACAGCTGACGAAAGTCAAATGTCATGGATGTATACAACTTCAGATGTTCCGGTGTCCCATCTTGCAATAAAGGGAGATGGTGTTACCTTATCAAGAGTTGATACATTAAATGATTTTTATGAATCGGTAGAAAATGACTACTGCTACTATTTTGCTGCATCGGCTAGAAGAGTCTTTACTAAAAAACTTTTTAAAACACTAACTGTAGATGCAAGTATTTTTGCACAAGAGCCTTTGCTAAAATGGAACTGGTTTGACGAGTTTGGAGCAAGAGTTGGCTTAAACAGACTTTATCTTGAACAGAACTCAAACTTTAAAAAGAGAATTCTTGATACATACAAGAATCTTCCAGGGCCATCTATAGATGCAATTAAAAAGACCTTAAGAAGAGAACTAGATATTTGGAGCGCATATGGTGCAACTCCTGATTCGGATTATCTTGGCGCAACTCCTGAAATACTAGAGATTGCAGATATAGAATCAACAACACCATACTTTGATTTTTCTGGCAAGCCAAACAAAGAATTTAGAAACTTTGTAAGATCATTGAACGAAAAATATCCTCTAAACTGGGGTTACGTTAAATGGGGTGAGGGATACTGGGACTATTCTGGAAGAGACCAGAAAGGCATAGGTAGAATACCAGCGGTATATGACGATGCAACCCCGCTGGGTGGTTACTATCAGCCTGGCATTGGAGATATGTCCGATGCAAATCTTATTGTTCAAGAGCCATCAGAATCTATAGTTGATTTTAACGAAAAGTTTAGAGCGCATGGCTCGCATTATCTAGGGAAAGTGGACGACTACGCTCCAATTTTAGTAGAGTATGAATACTACGGTACATATACTCAGGACTATTACGAAAATAGTCCAGCTACCGTTAACTTTAGGTACCTTCTTGAAATGCCAGTACACGGTTCATATACTTCTGCAAAGACTTTTTACGTAGATGTTAACCACTATCCAGTAAATTCATATGGCCCAGGTCATCCAGCAAGCCCTGAGTATGAAACAATTCCAATCTTTGACCAAGACGGATACGCATATCCTCAGTACGTTTTCAGGGACATTACAACTAATGCTGTTTATTCAGATACATCTGCAACACCAGCAAATTCTAGGGCAAATTATTATTTTGCAACAAAAGCATCAGCGACACCAAACAGTGGTTCTGTTGATTTTAACATTTCTTTTACTGGAGCAACTCCTTTTTCTTCCACAGTTGGTTCTCCAGTATCTCTGCTAAACGCAAGGTTCTTGAATGGTGGAGCAAACATTAAAGTTTCATCTAATAAGTATACGAAAAAAAGAGGTACCTTTGAAACTACTCCAAAGCTACCTGGCTACTTCATGCTTAATAGTGAAAATGAAATATCTTATATTAATGATGTTATATTGAATAAAGATTTTATTCAGCAAACTTTGCTTTTCCCTCCAGGTTCTACTCCTGTTTATGTCCATGTAGATAATGTTAAGCCTTCTGGTTATGAACAAATTGAAAATGTTTATATAAACCCAACCTATGATGGTTACGGTGGACTTTCTTTTGACACAGACGCTTTAAAACTTGTCCCAGCTTCTCCAAACATAATTGCTCAGTATATAAATCCAAATTTTGCTACACCAACTGACCATTCAGACTATGTAAATAATGATGGTGCTACCTATAATTATTATTTTAGGCAGCTTAAATACCCATATGGATCAACTCCAAGTGTTATTAATTTTACAACAGGACTATCTTCAACTCCAGTTTATCCATTTAAAAGAGACTCTTGGGAAAGTTTTACAGCAGATTCTACACCAATGATTAATGGCTCAATAAACAAAAAAGGAATCGTGAGAAGTAATTCAGAAAACTTTGATGACAACTTTAGTCTTAACTCAAATTATGTTGGAACATATGACTTAAATTATGATACCTTTGGCAGAAACTGGGAAACTGATTACATAGAAAAAATTGAAGTCGTTAACTCAACAGATGGAGTTATTCTTACTCCTTCTCAGCAGTTTATTACATTGGCTGGGCAGGATCCAATTTTTATCAATTCTTCTATAACCGAATTTGAAGAAGGAAAGCTTTCTCCAGTAGATGTAACGGCTGAATTTGAAGGTGTATATAGTTCTTATCTTAACGTTGGATGGTATCACCAAAACGGACAAGACTATTACATATATTCATACCCTGTTACTGAAACCTTTGCAACTCCTGGTTTTCAGGTCAACCTAAGCCACGTAGCAAGACAGGGTTCTCCAATTATAGTTGAAAGAAACTCTGCAACCCCAGCAACTTTGAGAGAGGTTGCCTTTTATGATGACGCTTCGCCAACGTATGTTTCGTTAATTAATTCAGAAACTGTTAAAGCAAATAGATCAAATAATCTATATCTTGGATATGAAGATGTATATGATGTAGAAGTTGTAGATTCCGTAACCGGTTACACATTAATACAAAATGGCAGCACAACAACAAACGTTATAGAAGTTTTTAACTCTGCAACTCCTGTTGTTTACGGTAGAGATTATTATGTTTCTTATAAGGTAAGAGACTCTTTCGCAGTAGATAATGACTATTATGATTTAAATCAATCCAATTACGTTACTGCAATAAGATTTGATTCAACTCCATCATCATTTTATGAGTATGATATAACTTATGAAAATTCCATAGTATCTCACGCCACTCCAATATCTTTAAACGTAGATCCAATGGACCTATGGGATCAAGAAGGATTTATTTATCTAAGTCACGAAGATTATGCTTTCGCAGATGCAGAAATTAAATTGAGCCCTACAAGTATAGTTGCTGATCAAGATGACTTTATGGTTGTCACAATAAAGTCGCTGGACCTGAATGGAAATTCAAAGCCGTATCAAACATTTACGGTGACAGGAAATAATCTTCAGTCAGAAGAATCTTACTACAATACAGATATTAATGGCTTTGCTAGTGCTAGAGTTTATTTCTCTGGTTCCAGTTCAACAACAGACACTTATGGCACGCTGACAGTCCAAGGTGTTACAAATGGTTCTGTAAATGCTCACGAAAATTCTCAAACACAAGGCTTCTCAAAGTCAATTGCATTTGAAATAGCCCAAGAATATAAGTCGGAGTATAACTTAAAGGCCATAGCTGACAACTCAGTAATTCCAGCTGATGGCATCTCAAACAACTATATTAGAGGGTTCCTGAGAAAGATTAGTGCTCCTCAGTCAAACAAGGTAATTTACTGGAGAAAGGGTAGAACCCTACAGGATGTATTTGATGCCACCCCATATTCCTCATATGTAAGAACAGATGAATACGGCAATTTTGAAATAGGTCCTTTTGTCTCAGAAGAAAAAGATAAACCAGGATTTTGGTTGGTTGCGGTAGAGTCAGAAGGGGCAGCTACCGTGAACATGAGTCCAATAACAGTGGCTGGAGATATAGTATTTTGGGATGAGAAGTATGACAATTTAAATTATTCATACGGAGATTCGGTATTCTACGATCCAGATTTACTATATATAAATAGAACCGATATGTATTCAACTCCTTTGTTTACGGTTGAATACTTTAATGGAAGCTATGCAACTCCGTATTCGGCAACCCCAGATTGGCTGCCACCAAAGTGGTATCCAGTAAACAGATATGATCAGTACATAATGGGCTTACTAGGTTCTACGCCGATGCATGTTAGCGGTTACCAGAACCTCATGAAAGATTACGAGGAAGAGTAAATGAAGAGTTTTATTGATAAGACAGAGTCACTAAAAGAACCAGCAGTAAAAACTGGTAATTATATACCAAAAGATTCTGTCAATCTACGGTTGGTTTTCTTCTAAGGAAATTACCCCAGAAAACAATTTAGCTTTTGTTGACCTATCTTCAACTATTCAAGAAAATGTTAATGAGTCATCTTCTTTCAGTAAACTTATGTTTGCCAACGAAGTAGGAATGCTAGAGGACGAAAATGGGAATCCCTATGTTCCTTCTGATGACGTGCTGATTAGTGATATCTTCTTAAACGAAGAAGTAGTTTTACAGAATTACCAACATAGTAATCTGTCAAGCAAGCCATACGCAATGACTTATTATGTGAGCAATCACTTCACGCTACTGAGAACTGGGATGCACGTAGTAAGCGGTCTTAATCATTATATTGAAGATAGGTTTATTCCAAATAATATCAAGGTTGTTGATGCAAACGGCAACCTATACTCAGATTTAGAAACTGGTAGACTAAAATATAGAATTTCATTTGAATCTTTTATCACTGACCAAAACAATAATCTTAACGAAATACCACACAAAATAATTATCTTCTTGGAAGATGCGTACCCTGGAAACTTAACACTAGTATATGATAAAGTTGAGGTTTCAGAAACGGGCGCTTGGTCAAAGCAAATTCTCAAATACTCTGAATCAATAAATGCAATTCCTTTGTTTAAGAAAATTCAAGAAGAAGCTGAAGTTGTAGACCCTTCCAGAATATTTGATAAAACTTATTCAATAAAAAGGGATACAAAAACAAAGTCTATTAATAATCACGTAGTTGGCTCAGAAAATAGTGTTGTATACGTAAACAAGAAGGCACTTGACGATAATAGAATCTTTGAGGTTTACAACTGGAGAGTCGTAGCTAAAGTACAAAACTCGGTTGATTTTTCTGAAATAAATTACGGTAGAAATTTTTCTAATGACGATATACAAACAAAAACAGTAAGAGTTGGAGTTCTATATTCCTCATCCGTAACAAGAGATTTAAGTAATATAAATCCTTATGTTTTTTTAAATCTTCAAAACTCTGTTTTTAATTTATCAAACTTTGTTTTTGAAAATCCAAATTCAACAATAACAGATAAAAGTCGTGCAAATTATTGGATGATAGATATTGATACTGTTACTGATGAACAAATTAGACAATATGACGTTATTGCATGCTCGCTTCATTGGGAGTTAACAGATAGTCACGCTTCAAAAATTAGATCTTTCTTAAACAACGCTGGAACGTTTATAGTGGATACCATAGGTGCTCGTGACAAGGCTCTTACGAGATTGAATCCAGCCTTAGTTACAGTTGGGGCAGACGTAAATACAACTCCAACAACTGCTCCTGCACATGGTGATTCTGGGACTTCGGGCAATATTCTCTTAAGTTCTTCAAAGAACAATGCTTTTTCTATATCGGGATTTGCCACTGATTGCGGTATATATGGATATGCAAAAGGCGCTAACAACTCTTATAAAAAGTATAATTACTTCACAAATGCTGGGCTAGATTCTCTTCTTTCAAGAAATAATCAAAAGTTTACAGTCCTCTTGAGAACTGTTAATAGAAACGATAGGCTAGTAGCTAGTAATATAGTTGCTTCAACTACTGGTTTTCTTAAGTATTGTAATGATCTATACTCCGCCAGCACTGCTATATCAACTCCAAACAATGGAGAGTCTTCCATATCAGTATCTTCTGGGTCTTTGTTCTCTAATTTTGTTGAGGGTCCATATAAATTCTTATACAACTGTGTTTCTGTTGGGATGAATGACAAGGTCGAATCAACAAGATATAAATTTGATTTGAGGTCTAGCGTTCATTATTATAGCGGCGACTGGTATAGCGATTGGGTTATTGATACAGACGCATTGTTCGAAGATGAATTGGTTTCGTATTATAGAAATGGAATTGTCAATGGAGAAAGAAAATATGTTAGAGAAACAATTGCTTCTCCAAGGGATCTATATAGAGCAGAAATATCTTCTGCGGTATCAAATTTATCAAATGTTTTTTTAGACCAAAACGATTCAAATATAACTCTATACATTGAATATACAAACCCTAATGTTTCATGGACAAATGCTGCAGCAGTTTCCGATAGCGAAAAGAGAGAAGTTGCATCCTCTTATAATTTAGTTAAAATTACTAACAAAGATGTAGCTTGCGAAACATACACTAATAAAGTATCGCCAAAGTTTGTTGTTCCATATGGATTTGGTCCTTATGTTGTTAAAGATAAACTAGTGCCCTCAAGAAGAAATCCATTAAGAATTGCACCAGTTGCGCCCGTAAGAAATTACTCCGTCAATATTCAGTCTGTGCAGTCTATTACTTCTGGGTCAGATGTTCCTGTAAACTTTGACGCAACTTTAAACGTAACTGCAACAGCAAAGTTTACCCAAAGCCATACTTATCTTAGAAATAATCCAGATGAATTGGAGCAACCAGAGAAGCCTGCAGTAGAACAGGTCGTAGGACCTGGTGAAGAAACTTTTCTTGCAATAGAAGCTATTGAAACATCACAAACTGGCGACTATTCCTTAATTGATCCAAAACTAAATGACATATCAAGCTTCTACAATGCATTCAATTACACATATGATATAGATAACGGTAATACTTGGGACGAGTATTTTCAAGGAAAAGGCAGTCCCACTTACATAAAGTATATACAATTGACCCTAACTGCCGCAGGGAACTCATTTGCAACATCTGTAGATGGAGTATTTGGTGCAAATACTACAACTAAACTAAAAGCTTTTCAAACAGATAGAGGTCTTAAAGCCGATGGAATAGTAGACTCTCAAACTAAAATGTGGTTGGCTAGAGTTTGGCAAATTATGGGTCAAGAAAAATTTGATGATTATATTAAAAAAATAAACTCAAATACCTATAAAGATAAAACTATAGACAAATACGTTAATGCAGCAAAGTTAGCTAAAAGCGCAAAACTTGCGCTAGAAAATAATGAAGGGTTTAGGTTAATTAATTTTAGCGGCATTTCAAATGCAGAAAAAGATCCCGATACAATCAGAATATGGGTTGGCTTTAAAATACCAGATTTAGAATCTATAAATGATATAACTGCAATAACTATAGAAGGTGGCGAATTTGGAACAAGTGTGGGATCACCTTCATATCAGGGGTTTAAAGTTGTTCAATTAGACGTATCTGATAAATATGAGTTTAAAAAAAATCAAAGATCTGGGACGCTTTTTGATTATAAAAAAGGCGTTACAACAATAAAAAATGATGGTAGACTTATAAAGGGTAGATATGTTTCAATTTTATTGCAGGGATCTAGATTGGGTGGGGCATTTGGCCCAACCGCTGAAGGTCTAGCCATTAAATCAATAAAGTGTTTGTGTAGGTTTAAAAAAGTACTTATTCCAGGTCAAGATAAAGTACCTGCAAAATATAAGACAGTACCGCCAACAGAAGTTCCTATTACTAAAGAAGTTGAAGGAACTATATCTTTATCAGTACCTGTTAATGGAATTTCTTTTGCTCAGCAAAATATAGAAGTTGATTCAAACTTTTTAAGAAATGCAACATTGAATTCAATATCTGTTTATAAGATAGATGGAAATCAGTTTTCTACAGATACATTGACTTACAATAACCTTTCGGTAGCCCTCAATCAAACAGAGTATAAACCTGATGCAAATAGAATAGAAAAAGTTAATATATCTTCAATAACTGCTGGGTCTATTTCCTTACAGACAGCTACAGTATCCTCTGTTAAACAAGCTGGCACAAACATTTCTTACAATACTTCTAATGTTGAATTGACAACCGCTGGAAATAATATCACTCTAAAAAGCAACTTGTCATCTTACGATTCATCAACAACGGTTGTCAGAAGTCAGAGTATTACTGGATATAACATTAGAAACGTAGATAGCTCTGAAGTTAGACCGGGAAAGAATTCTTTCAATTATTATGATGGCGTAACATTGATCTGCAAGCCAGATGGGTCTCCTTATGGAATTAACTTAGCTTCTGGTGCTGCTGGAGCTAACTCTAATCTAGACATATATTATTCAAATATACAATTAATTAATACATTGCCAGCACAACCAGGTCTTCAATACGGATTTTATGATGCTCGCAACAAACAGTTTATTGGAAAGAATATAACTTACACAAAATATCAAGAGGTTGGTCCACAAAATCTATACATAGGACTGTATGCATATGATTATGATGGAGATCTTGCTACTCAAAGAGAATACACTGGATCTGCAAATGGCGATACATATGAGCCAACTCAGGTTCCGTCAAAATCAGCATACCCTGTATTCAAAGTTTCTTCTGTTCCTAGAAATAAAATTCAAATAAGTAAAACTCCAGCAAAGCTGCAAAAAACAGAACCATGGCCATTGGCTATAAGTTCTGGTTCTTTTGTAAAGCCAGTTTCAATTGAACTTGAAAGACCAAAAGATTGGTTAATCAAGTACAATGGCCAACAACTGCGAGCAAAGTATGATACCTCTGACATATCTACGGTTGGTTGGTCAAAGATATTCGGCAGGGGATACTATGATGTTTTAGATGAAACCCCTGTATACAATAATGCTCAATCAATTACAGTAAGAAGCGCTCCTATACATGTGGTTCACGAAAAATCAAATGATTTAACGAGATTTGCTGCCGACTTTAGGCCAGTCTTAAAAGTTTATACAAGATCAAGCATTTCTGCCCCATGGCAAGAAGTAGCCTGGACAGAGTTTAGAAATGTTAATTGTAAAACTGGTTTAATTGAATTTAATTCTTCTATTATATCTTCAGACGAAAGACTAACAAAAGTTAGTTACACCACAGCGTCTTCCGATGTAATGGTTAGAAGCTCTGGCGGAATTCCTATACCGCTAAATCCATTCTTGAATAAAGATATAGTCAAAATAAATAAACCACTTTACGTATATCTTAAACCAACTGAAATCTATAAATCGGCATCTACTCCAGCAGATCAAATAAGCACTAGCGTTATGAGAGACGTTATCGTAGAAGATTATATACCTGGTTCAATCGTTAATTTTACTTATAATAATAATATATTTAACAAATACGACGTGTCAGAATATGATCCATTTGCCTTGCTAATAGGAATCGTCTACGTTGTCAATACATTCTCGGATGACAACTTCTCTTTCCAGGATCTTAGAATTAGAGGTGGAGGAATATCAGCAGCGTTTGATACTAATAAAGTTTTAAATGATATTGATAAAGCAATTTCATACTGGGATGTATATCCAGCTCTTGGAGAAGCTTATCCTAAGGGTGGTTATGTTATAGTTAAAATTCCAAAACTTGTCAAGAAAAACTTTACAAATCCAGATGAAGTATATACAATTGTAAGAAACAATATTACAGCTGGTGTAGTGTTTGAGCTACAAGACATGGAAGGAAAGGATTGGGGTAGTAGTGTTACGACAACTTCCTGAAGTTTTAGAAACCTTTTCCTCTCAGAGTAGAAGGACTGTAAGTTCTCTTTTACAAAGTGTTAAAGGAGATAAAACCCAAATATCTGTTTTGGTTCAGAACTTAAGAAATTTTGACAATTCAGTAAACTATAGTCCGGCACTTGCTTTAAGTTACTCAACGATGAACGTTGAGTCCGTTCTTGAATTCTTTAGAGACTCTGGCTTACGTGTTTCTAGATTTTTTTCCGCTGCGTCTTCTATATCAAATATATTAAATTCAATGATGTCAATTTTTTCTTCAGAAATATCTAAACTAGAAAAAGATATACTATTCTTAGAAAATTTTATAGACAATTATCAATTTATAGTTGGTGAAGATGATTTGTTTAACTTTAATTATATTGAGAACTTTGATAATGATATAAATTCATTTAGCAGCGAAAGCGCTAATATGCCCTTAAACGATAGGGATGGAATTAACTTTGAACAAAATGGGAATTATAAAATAGATACGGTGTTAAGTAAACTAACGATATCAAATGGATCTAATTTTATTAACCCAATTAATAATATTGCAAATATATCTGAGTACAATAACTATTCTGAATATGCAACGAGTAGTACTGAATTCAATTTATTATTTAATGAAAGCAGGACTGATAACTGGTCCGTAACTGTCAAGTCTCCATTCCTACTGACCTCGTCTGTTCCACAGACTGCTAGATATATTACATATGATACCTCTTATATTAAGGGAGCGCAGTCGGTAAATACAGTTTCTTTTGTAACTCCAGTTGAAATGGACTTTATAAGAATAACACCGAATGACTCTAGTGGCTTACAGCTCCTACAGGTTGTTTTAGAAAAAACAAATCCTATAGCATCAAATGCCTCAGGCTCAATACAAAATGAGTATATTGACTTTCCTGTTCTTCACTCCCCACTACTTTTAAATAAACCAGTAGACGTTGTCTTTGAAAAATCAAGAGTTAAAAGTGTAAGTTTTATCTTTAATCAATCAAAATATACAAGAACTGAAAATACGCCTATTAGGCAAGAAGTAAACTCAAAAGCTTTAAGAGATATAGTTAATGCTAAAAAGAAAAATAAAAAATATAAATCGCTTACACTACAAGATATAGTATATTTTTACTTTAAAGGCAGATCAAATAACGTTGACGTAAGAAAAGATACCAGTCAATATTCTGACTACTATTCAAATAGATATCCAATCTCTCAAGAGTATACAGATTTTGGTTTTATTGAAAAGCTGTATGGGTATTCAGACAGTGAAATAACTGCCAAGATCTCTGATATAACTGAAGAAAAAAATACAACAGCTATTGAAAACATAGTGCACAGTATTGTCCAGCATGTAATAGATGCCAGAAGTAATTTATTTAACACTAGAATATACCGCTCAACAAGAGCAAACGCAAATGATAATCTAATTTCTACAACGAGAACAGATGGGTTTATCCCTGTTAAAAATGATTATGAAACATATTCGCTTGACTTTCAAAGGCAAGATGCCCTATCTCCTGGTTTATCAGTTGAAGATGTCACTAAATACCTTGAAAGTAAAGAGATTTCTAATTCATATGAATATTCTTTTTCTTTAAATTCAATCTCATTTGGCCTTAATGAAAGTCAAACACAAAATAAAGCGTGTTTTATTTCTAAAAAAATAGAAATGAGTGGCGCTCCTTTAGGTGTCAAGGGTGTAGTTAACGTAGTAAAAGAAAGAAGAGATCTATCTTTTACTAGATATGACCTAAAGGAAGCCGGTTCATATGAGTTAAGTGTTAGCTGGAGTGATATGGTTAATTCAGAGTCGTCCTGGACACCTTTAATGGCTGAACTAGATGGAAAAATAGATTCTGAGGTTTTATTTTTTGATAATCTAAATGTCGCAACCCTAAGATTCGTTCCACTACCAGCGTCTATTAAGGTTTACAAAAATGGATTTTTAGAAAATCCAAATTTATGGTCATACTCTCAAATAGGAAACTATATTAACTATTCAACAACAATTGACAGAAATTCTATTTATGTTGTTGAGTATGAAGTAGATTTAATTAATTATAAGCAAAATTTAGTAGACATAGATTCTTTGTCTAATTCAAGATTTGCCGTTAGAGCGTATTCCTCGGATGGCACCCCTGGAGAAAAGTTCTTTGGAACAGGATCCGGAAACAGAATAATGCTATCGCACATTCCTTTTATGGAAGATAAATTTGCAACAGCTGTTTATAACGATCTATACGGTACTATTAACACTACGGAGAACGTAGGTTATTCCCCCGTTATAGTTACCCTGGATAACGGAACTGTTGCTGTAAACTTAACAAATTACACTAAGAACAGTTTTGAAAAAGGTTCTTTTTATAACACTGATCAATATTTATTCTTTCAAAGCGGAAAAGAATTGATATTTAATCAGCCTATAACAAATCAAGTTAGTGTAAAATATAGTTATATTCCTTCTTCTCTAAGATTTAGATTAATTATAAGAAATAATATTCCTGGAATATATAATGGAATATCTGTTAATAATGTAGTTCTTAAGTGTAAGGTTAAAAATCTTGATCCATTCTCAGAAAAATTATTAAGGTTAAGTTGATATGACACAACTATCTACAAATACAGTCGTATATGATCAAATCATAGCTAAAGTTTCTAAGTTTATAATTGATTATAGGGAAAATAAATTTCCAACAAATAAAAAGTTTCTTGAAGAATATCAAAATTTAATATCATTTTTAAATCAAAGGGTTTCTGGACCACTTACTGAATTTGTACCATACATCAAGGGTGAACCGCCAATATCTGAGAAATTCAATCAGTTCACCGCCAATTATTCTGACGACATTAATATAATATCCAAGCAGCTTGATTATCTTTCCGCTGGAGTTGTTAATTCTTTTAACTTGTTTAGTTCTGAAATTGAACAAGAAAATAAGTTCATGAACAGAATTAAAAGTAAAGTTAAAGTCCTTCAAATGTATTCCAGTGGACCTTCTAATGATCTTTATTATTTTGGAAATTCTTTTGATAGCTCTGATTACATAGATTTTTCTAAACTTAAAGATTCTACTGTGATGCCATTAATAGATAATGGTCAAATGACACTATCAATTGGAGAGGTAAAAAATTGGGTCACAAAATATGTTTATATTGAACCAGTATCAAACGGCTATGCCGGCAATAACCATGAGGCAATTAGACTAAGAGATACCGACTTAGATTATCAATATGTATTTAAGGATACTCCAACCGCTAGAAATAAAGAAAACGTAAGAGACAATAATCCAACTACATTTTTTGAGTACGAGCAAATTAATATAAAAAACAAACCCGCTACAGCAAGAGACTTTGAGTTTAAATATATTAATTCTTCAACTGGAGCTTCTAATACTTCCTATGACGACTGGTCAACTTTTAAGGGCAACAGTTTGACCTTATCTTTAACTATGGAAGCAGAGTACGCTCAACCAGCTAACTTCATAAATATTCTTCCTTATTTTGGAAGCGGCAGTTCAATTACTAAAGATGTAAAAATAACAAAGATAGAAATTACTGACGAAAAAAATGCAGTTGAAAATATAATACCTGAACCAATATGGATAAGCTCTAGTTTTATACCATCTTCTTTGGATCAGGCAAAATACTTCTTCTATAGAGAAGCAAAAATAAGGTTTGAAGAAAGAAGTCTAAAAAAAGTTCAAATAACATTTGAGCAATCACAATCTTCTGATGTAAAAATTAAACACTTGTACTATAAGCCAGACTCAACAACTAGGGCTGGAAATCCGTACTATGGTCAATTAAGGTTTAATCCAGAAGATCCCTCAATAGTACAAGGCCTTCTATTTCCAAATATACCATGGTCTTCAAAAGAGTATGATATTAGGACTTTGATCCCAAGTATCAATACTCCAAATATTTTAAAGTCTGAAGTTAATAACACAAACTCTATAGACATAAGGCTTCAAAGAACTATACCAAAATTAAATGGATACTGCGTTCAGGCTGTTGGTCTAGATGGAAAAATCTACAGAATAACAAATAGATTTTTTGAAAATTTTAACGAAGAAATATTACGTCTTACTGACTATAATTCTATTAGCAATTCAAATAGAAGCACTTACATGTCTGACGCAAGTGTTATTAGTAATTCAACAGATGAATCATCACCATATATTAGCTCTTCTACTTCTAGCGACCTAACTCCAACACTAGATAAAATAGTGACTTGGTTTAATACATTTAATAATGATGGATCTTCTGCTGACAAGTATAGAAAATTTGATCTAACACCTGGATCAGTAAGAAGAGTAGAGACCAACAGTCAAGACACAGAAACTGAAACAAAAAGCTTTAAAGTTAATTTAATTAGACAATATGAAATGTTGGACGCAGAAAGAAGATCAATAGGCCTAAGAGATGTTTCTATTGGACTTGAACAATATTCCGAAACTGCCCAAGTTGTATCTAAAAGATATGATGTTCCATCAGAGATAGAATATATTACACTTTCCGCAGAATCTGCTTTTTCTGGTATAGTTACAGCCGATATAAACGATTATATTGAATACAGTTTGTCTTTTGACGACGGTGCTAATTGGGTAAAAATATCGTCTATTGAAAGTCCATTTAAAAATACTCCAGAAGTATTAGCAATTAATCAAAATATTGAAGAGAGATTTAGGCTTCCTGGAGTTAGCTATTTATTCCCGCCAAAGATACCTGCTTCAGTAAAGAATTTCTTGCTGAAGATAGACATGAAAAAACCATTATCTAAAAATATAACACCAATATTATATTCTTATAAAGTAGGCGTAAAGGTTAAGCAAATATGAGTATATCAGAAATACAAAAAAGAAAATTTCTAGAGAACCTTTATAGGTCGCTTTATTCTTCTGGGGTAAATGAATCCGATAGAGTCTCAAGGCAGCCAAATGATGATGAGATTAAAAAGGAATTTGACAGATATTTTACTGCAAATAGAATTGGTGCTCCTCTCAGAGTTGATCCAACAGTATTAAGAAATACAAGAGTCACCAATCCGGACATAATGAATGAATTTATGGCTAGATATATTTTTAATCTTGATGTTCTATATGATTCCATAGACGACAATACTGAAAAACTCATGGACTCAATAACTTATTTAAATAAGAAAATGGATTTTTTAAAACAAAAAAGAATTGATTTAGAAAAAAAGATAGATTCAATTCTTTTTACCACATCAAACACAGATGGATTCTTTTATTCTTTTTCAGAAAGTTTTGCAAATTTACAAAACGTAGATCTATCACTAACCAATGCTTTTGTTGATATCGAAAATAGAAAAACAACGTTACCTAAGTTTAAATCAAATGTCTTAGATTTTAATGCGCCTGGAAAAATTAATTATTCTAATGTTCAGTACAGAATAATGTTTAACGGAAACGTTGCGGTACAAGACAGACAAATGCCAGATGTAAACAACATGTTTGACGGACTAAATAATACTATGTCAAAAGTAGATTTTGAGTCTGACGTTATAGGCCCATGTGCTTTGATATTAAGTATACCTTTAGATGTTCCATTTGTGATATCAAAAGTAGACGGTAGAATGTCAACAGGATCTGCGGTAACTACAGTCGTAGAGCTTATTACTCAACAAGATAACAACGCTTCTCAATTTAGAAGAAAGCAGTCAAGCTCAGATTACGATAAATTTTCTTTTGATTTTGATCCACAATTATCTGGTAATTTAAGAATTACTTTAATAAAATATGAACCAGATTATGTTGATACATCTAATTCAAGAAATAAATATAAATACTCATTCTGCATTAGAGACCTCATTGTTAGTGGGCAGTATTACGACACTAGCGCCACGTTAGTTAGCTCCCCAATTTCAATACCAGCAGGCGATGCAAATAAAATAATCGATGCGGTTAGTATTGAAGCAGCAAATGCAAATCCTAATGTTGGTAATATTAATTTCTTTGTAGCAGAGAATGTAGAAAATGCTAGTGGTTTATCAGATTTTAACTGGATTCCAATTTCGTCCTCTACATCAAACACTTCTTCATTTGATCAGGTTATTTCTTTTTCTAGATCTAATAAGATGTTTAAAAATATTAAAACATCTCCGTCAAGTAATGAGTTAAAACTATACGACCTATCTACTAGCAATAACCTTTCTTTAAAGAACCCTTCAAATTCTATTTACAATGGTATATCAGTTTACAGAATAGCAAAACTACAAGAACAACAGTCTCCGTATAACTCATATCTTTTAGACTCTGTTAACTCTTTTAGTTTTAAATATACATCTTATTCAAATGGCTTGTACTTAGATACAAATAGATGGTCTTCTATAATTAATAAAACATTAGAAAATGTTCAGGTTTTTGAACCTGGAAATATACCAATTACAAATAGTCCTTCTATACCAATATCTTTAAATCTTACTGGAATAAGCGGCTTCCTGCAAACATCTATTTTGGTTGATGAAGACACCGAAGCTGTAAATTCAATATCAAAATCAGACACATCTGTTAATTGGGATATGGCCGTTTACTTAAACGGAACACTGCTAGCGGACATACCATCTGGAGTTTCAAGGGCAGAAGTTAACTGGTCATTTAAGAAGGGCGTTAACAATATTGTCGTCACCTTTGATGCTTCAGGAACTTCTTCTGGATCAATATCTTTAATGAGCGGCGTTTCAATAACTAATTATGGAGTTCCTTTTGTTAAATATTATTCCTATGTTGATCCGTTTGACTTCAGAATTAATAGAAATGAACAAGATTTAGTTTTCACTATAGACAATTACCTTGGAAATAATGAAATATTTTGCAGATCTCAAATAAGTAATAATTCAAGAATTGTTTTTCAGAGCAATGTAACCAATCCAGTAAAAGCAGTGCGTTTTAGAGCAGACTTTTCAAGATTCTCTAGTCCTTTTGGAACTCCAGCTCTAGAGTCTTATAGAATTAAATTTAAAAATAGTAACTAGGAATTAACTATGGCAAAAACTTATACTGAACTTAAAAGAATTATACAACCCTTATTTCAAAGATACCGCACTGTTTTTAGGGGTCCAAGAAATTCTGAGCTAGAAAACATGGAAATAAACAAAATGCTTATCGACATGCACAGGCTTGATGAATATATTTTAAATATAGATAATAGAATTTATGATGAGCAAAGAATATTTATAGGGCAAATTGATCCAGAAAAAGCTCAGATACATGGGGAATATGATGACGGAAAGTACTATATATTTAGTGATGTTCAGGTTGAATATTATGGCGACTCAGCTACTCCAGACTATTTACAAATAGACACTATCGACACAGCTGCATCAAAAATTAGTAGACTGTCTAGAAAAATAACTATGCTAGAAAAAAGAAGGCTAAACGGATAAAATGTCTGAATTTATATACACTCAAAAAAGAACTAGGCAATACAATGGTCCCGTCGATAGCGCTGACCACAATGCAAGAATAGAGGAAAACTATAAGGATCTAGTTTATTTATATAATAAATATAATGTAACTGATCAAAAGTTATCAGAAGCTTTTCAAAGAGTTTTGAAAGATCATATATTTTTAAATCAGTATATTAAAGATATGGATGACAGAATTCTGGCGCTTGAATCATCTGAAAACCTTATATCTATTCATAGTTATTCTCAGATTGACAATATAGCGATTCCCAATGGAGAAGGCGGCATTCAGGCTGATGAGGTTTTGTCGTATGATCCGGTTTATAATATCGTTACGCTTCCAAGAATAGATGGCGCTTCGCATTCTAAATTAAAATTTTTTACCAATATAGATGGGCAAATTATTCCTGATTTCTTTGAGACAAAGATATCAAATACTCTGCCCGGTGTTGATACTCAGGGGGCAATACTTGATAGCAACAACGTGTACAATGCGATTTTAGATAGATCAGACAAATACTGGAAGAGAAGTATAATAACAGACACAACTTCTCCATATGGTGCACAGACATACGTTTACGTTAAGATCCCAGCAGAATATACTGGATCAAAAAAGACTAATTATATAAAACTAAATCCATTTCCTTTGTTTGGTGTTGACATTTTATCTATTGAATACACAACTAACTTAAATCCAACTATGTCTGAGTCAGATGGTTGGTACCCATTAAATAGAGACAGGCTTTATGACGGTAACACAGAGGCCGTTGGTAAAGTTCCGCCTGGCGCTTGGACAACTTTGGGTTCTGACTATATTTTAAATTCTGGACCATTAGCGTTTTATTTCCCAGAATTGGAAATTACAGCCATTAGGTTTGTTATGAGGCAGAAAAACTATCTTATTGAAAATAATAAAAAAGTTTATACATATGGTTTAAGCGATCTTGATATAAGATATGATAAGTTCCTACCATCTGGTAGAATGATATTTAGATTTGATGCACCAGAGGGTGATCTAATTAACTCTATTGTCAGTGTAACCCCTAGAATTTACAATGTTTCACCTGCTTTATTATCTCAGGTGTTTAATCATAGGGTGATATATCAAGATGGTTCTATCTATACCTTAGAAAACCCTGGATCTTCCAGTACCGTTTGGATAGAAGTTACTTTAAATCAGCTTGCAGACGGAACTGCTCCCGTACTGTCTGATTTAATCGTAAATTATAACTAAACATAGCAATATTCATAATTACTATATAAGCTTAAGAGCTTATCCAAGGAGACTAAAATGGCTACTTTTTATGTAGGACCTCGTCCTGTACTTAAGGGTCAAAACACCGCACAAATGGTCAATCCATATACCACAATGACTGGTAAGGCCAAGGGTGCGGGGACCTATTCATATTATCCGCTGTACAGCACCAGCCATATTCTAGATGGTGCACCAGATAACCACCACGTTCCTGGAACTGGTCGTCATCCTGGCAACGTACTGCTTTCACAGATTTTTAATGGCACCACTCTTTATGTTCACCCACTGTCTGGCACTTTTTCTGATGGTGTTGGCTATGATGGTGCAAGATTCCGTCCAATGGAGTACAAGGGTCTTGCAGGCTCTGCAGCATTCCCAAGTGGTTTTGGCCACGCTGATAGAGTAAGCGACTACAGCTACAATAACTATATCTTTGATGGCGTTAGTTCTGCAAATGTTTTTGCAAATACCGGTCATGCTCCAAGAACCGATGCCGAAGGCGCTCCTGCTTCATTTGGATCTTTCAGACCAGACGAGTATAATGGTTTAGCTAGCACAAAAGTTTTTACTGCTGGCTACGGACAGGCTATCCCAACTGATTATGACAACGAATATGGCAAAAACAAAGTTCAAGAATGGAGAGGCGTACCCTCTTCAAGAGCTCTCTAATTATTTTAGCTCTCCCATTAACCTAGAAAAAGACGCTAGGTTAACGGGTTTAATTGGATGGGCAGCTTTGGTAGCTTTTGTTGTTGGATATGATTTATTCGCAATTAAAAGTCAAAAAGCAGAAACTCTAACAAGAAGTTTTTGGAGACTGTCAGAGGGAAAAGTTTCTAAGTTTCCAGTTCTCGCAGCTTGGATGATCGTAACAGCTCATCTAGTTATAGAGAAAGATGTTAGAAGAAAAATAGTCAAATAGCTTTCATAGGCAAATTATTTCAACCTACGGTGGTATACTATTGTAGGCGGAGGTAGAGAAATTCCCGCTCATTGAGCGGGTTTTTCTCTTTTATGAACGCTTTTATAGGTTTGACTAAGTTTAAGTAGAGGTATAAGGGTTATATGATAATTGAGGATCTGCAAAAGGTTGTCAGTGGAGAATCACTGCCTACAAATGTAGCAGACATGTACCTGAGAATATATGTTTCGGACATAGACTGGAAGCCGCACATTGCTAAGCACTGGTCTAATACAAAAAATAAAATGTCAGAAGAAGAACAAGCTAAAATGCATGTTAGAAAAACAATAGCTTGCGCCAGCCTTATTCCGTTGTATGACAAAAAGGTGATTCCAGATCCTCCACAGAACCTTTTATTCTGGTGTCCGACTTGGTCTCAGTTCAATGAAAGAGACTGGGTTGATCTGTATAAAAAAGTTATAGAAGATGATATAAAAGTCAGAAACTATAGGAAGAAACTATTGTCTTATGGTGTTGTAGATTCAATAGATTATTTACCGCTTACCAGACAGGCTTTTAACTGGCTATATAGCAAGGCAGAAGATGCTAGAGCTATAACAGACAATAAAGAAGACTTAATCAAAAAGTTTGAAAACCTAGTTAAGATATACGGCGGTGCAGTTATATGTAACGTGTTTGCTAAGCACGAAAATAACGTAGCAAAAGTTCTCAACTGGAGAAGTGGATATTTTATAGAAAAAGAAATATACAAAATCTACAGTCCAGAACAAATATGCAAGATAAAACAAACGGAAATATCCAGAATAGATCCTAAGTACGTAAAAAAATTAACCAAAAACAAGGAGTCATGATGTCTGTCGAGACAGTAACGCAAGAACAAACAACTACAAATTTTAATTTAACAGCCACTAATAAGACCACCAATATGTTCTCTTTTAGAATTAGTGACGACTTTTTATCAACATACAAAACTAAGACCCCACCTTTTGGTTATAAAGATGCTGGCGGAAATTCTGTTGGAGAAATTACTTTTCTTCGCACATATTCAAGACTCAAAGAAGATGGAACAAAAGAAACATGGGTTGACGTTTGTGAAAGAGTAATTAATGGAATGTATTCTCTACAGAAAGATCACTGCAAGAGAAATAGATTGCCATGGAACGATGCTAAGGCTCAAGCATCTGCAAAGGAAGCATTTGACAGACTGTTTAATTTAAAGTGGACCCCACCAGGAAGAGGCCTTTGGGTTATGGGCACTCAGATAGTAAACGTTCAGAGAAACTCCGCTGCACTACAAAACTGTGCATTTGTATCAACTGCAGAAATGAATAAATTTAATCCAGCAAAGCCTTTTGGCTTCCTAATGGAAGCATCGATGCTGGGAGTTGGCGTTGGCTTTGACGACAAAGGTGCAGATAAAGATTTTGCAATTTATGAACCATCAAAGCCATCTGTTGTTGAAGTAATAGAAGACAGTAGAGAGGGTTGGGTGCAGTCTGTAACAAACCTAATTAATTCTTATCTTAAGGTCGATCAGAATCCAATTGAGTTTGATTACTCTTTAATTCGTCCTGCTGGAACTCCTATTAAAACATTTGGGGGAACAGCTTCAGGTCCTGGTCCACTTATTAAACTTCACACCGCAATTAATAAACTCTTTAAGGGTCGCGACGGACAAAAGCTTACAAGAAAAGATATTGCGGACATTGGAAACCTAATTGGTGTTTGTGTTGTTTCTGGAAATGTTAGAAGATCAGCAGAACTTCTCATAGGTAGAATTGATGATGAGGATTTTCTTAACCTAAAAAACTCAGAAGTATTTCCAGAAAGAAACTCTTATGATTCTGAAAATCCAGGTTGGGGCTGGATGTCTAATAACTCAGTAGAAGTGTCGGTTGGTCAAGACCTGTCTCCCATCGTTGATGGAATTGCTAGAAATGGTGAACCAGGTGTTATTTGGTTGGATATGTCTCGCAAATATGGTCGCCTAGCTGACGCTCCAAACAATAAGGACTGGCGAGTAGCTGGTTATAATCCATGCGCAGAGCAGTCCCTAGAGTCATATGAATGCTGTACTCTTGTGGAGACATATCTTAATCGCCATGAGTCTCTTGAAGACTATAAGAGAACTTTAAAGTTTGCATACCTTTATGCAAAAACCGTAACTCTTCTTCCTACACACTGGGAAGAGACAAACGCAATCATGCAGAGAAATCGCCGTATTGGTACTTCAATGTCTGGTGTTGCAAACTTTGCTGATCGTGTCGGCATGCCTGTTCTGAGAGAGTGGATGGACGAGGGTTATAAGATCGTTAAGAATTATGATACTGTTTATTCTGAATGGCTAGGCATACGTGAATCAATTAAGATGACAACTGTTAAGCCTTCTGGAACAGTCTCTATTCTTGCCGGCGAGTCACCAGGAGTACATTGGACACCAGGTGGAAAGTACTTCAATAGGACAATTAGATTCTCTAATACAGAGCCCATGCTTGAGCTATTTAAGATGGCTAATTACATTGTTGAGCCAGCTTCTGAGTCACCAGATACAACATCTGTTGTGTATTTCCCAATTAAATCTGAAGCAGAAAGATCAGAAAAAGAAGTAACAATCTTTGAGAAGATGGCTTTAGCTGCTGCAGCTCAGAGATATTGGTCAGACAACTCTGTTTCTGTAACGATTTCTTTTGACGCAGAAAAAGAAAAAGACTACGTAGGTACTGTTTTGCACATGTATGATGGTCAGTTGAAAACTGTATCATTCTTACCAGAAGGCAACGCAACGTACCCACAAATGCCTTACACTCAAATCACTGAAGAAGAGTACGAATCATATAAGGGTAAGTTATTCCCTATTGATTTCTCTGGAGTATATGCTGGAATGGCTTCCGACGCTATTGGTGAAAATTACTGCACAACTGATGCATGTGAAATTAAGTTTATTAAGGAAAATAGTAAGTAAAGATTAATATGTCAGAGTTTGAAGATGACGATATAGATAAAATATTTGAACAAATAATAGGATCGGACGGCATGGAGTCCTTAGACGTTCATCAAGTTGATGCTATTATAAGTATTGAAAAAGTATCTACTGAATCTCTTTTAAAAGAATTTAATTTTATTATACAATCTTTATCTAGGGCTATAAATCACGTATCAGATTTAGGTTTAAGCTTCATGTCAATAGAAGGATATGGTTTAGACGACGATTTGCGAGATTTATTGGGAACTATATATAAACTAACAGAGGATTTAGATGAGTATATGGTAGAATTAATGCTTGAAGAGTCTGATCTACTAGAGGACGAAGAAAACGAAAACGATGAAGAAGATGAGTGAAGATAATATAATTGAAGTTTTAAATAACGGATATGTACGATTAGTTGATTACATGGGCTCCGACCTATCCGTAGTCAACGCAGCAAGAGCTTCTTTTGCAAAAGAAAGCAAAGAGTTCTCCACAAGTGATGCTAGACTTATAGACTTTCTTGCTAGAGAAAATCATATGTCTCCATTTCGTCACGCATTTATGACCTTTGAATTCAAGGCTCCATTAATGGTGGCTAGACAGCATTGGAAATATGTTGTTGGCTCAGATCACACTATGGACTCTTGGAATGAATCATCAAGAAGATATGTGACTATGGAGCCAGAGTTCTATGTTCCACAATCTAATCAGTGGAGACTGGCTCCAGAGGATAAAAAGCAGGGCTCTGCTGGTTTATGTGATCCATTTACTGGGGCGGCATTATCTGAGCAGTTAATTAGATATATAGAACAAGGCGAAGCCTACTATCGTCTTGCTATGGAATCCGGTATAGCGCCAGAGCAAGCAAGATTATTCCTTCCAGCTTACTCTATGCACGTCGTATACAGATGGTCCTGTAGCTTGCAGTCAGCCTGTTTATTCTTGGTTCAGAGACTTGAAGAACAAGCTCAAGAAGAGATTAGGGATTACGCAGAAGCGGTCTTGATGTTAATCAAGGACATCTATCCAGTATCAATTAAGGCTTTGGTTGGCAAATACTCTTATGCTTGATGTACTGTATATAGTTTTATTTTCAGTTTTGATAAACTGGATGATTAGTTTATCTATACTTTTTCAGGTATCAAGTGATACAAAAATTAAGATTAGATCTGGTATACTGTTGTTTCTATCGGGAATTATTAGTGGGTATATAGTTTATCTGTTATGACTTATGGTGATTTAACAAGAAAAGATTTGCAGTATATGCAGATGTGCTATAGTGCAGCTACAATATTTTCAACATGTGGAAAGAAAAAGTACGCTGCCATATTAGTTGATGAGTATGGGCATATTGTAGGCTTTGGTTATAATGGTGGACCAAGTGGGTCTCTTCACTGCGAAGACGGCGGATGTCCTAGATTCAAAGAGATGTCCCCAAGTGGATCAAACTATGACAACTGCATTTCTATACATGCAGAAGCAAATGCACTGCTACATTCAGACTACAGCTCTAGGGCTAAAAAGCTTTATGTCAACGGTCCCCCATGTCTTTCTTGTGCTAAGCTAATAGCAAATAGTACAATCACTGATGTATACTATGTTACTGATAGCGACTATGAAAACTGGGAATCAGTTGAACTATTTCTTAACTCCGCCGGAGTTTCAACACACAAGATCAAATAATGGCAGCATCTAAAGTAAATTACGTAGTATTGTATTCTGGACATAGTCAAGTCTATGGTTGTTCTTCTAAGAAAATTGCTTTAGAATCACCGCCTCCTGAGGGCTGTTCACTATCTGATAAAAAAATCTTATTTATAACTTTTGAGCCAGACACTAATCAACTTTCTGTACATAAGGTTGATGACGAAGAGGTGCAAGGTGCAGATATTAAGGTAAAAAAAGAAAAGAAAACGGAAGATGAGTAAAGGGATCAAAAAGAAAGTAACTGTTAAGCTCCTACCAGGGGAGGCATTTTTTGTGGCAAATGTTGAGGTACTTCAGCACATAGCCCAAACGTATGCTTTCCTATCAGAGGGGTGCGATATACAGGAAGACAAATTATTGTGGCTTGCGGTATCTGAAGATATAGCAGGTTGGATTAGTGAAACATATTATTCTGGTCAGGAAAATGAACAAGAAGAAGAATGGTGAAGTACTTGTATTTTTACTTGCGTGTTTTTCCGTAGGTATAATTGCTGGTAGTATTTCAAAAAATAAATTGAAAAAAAATATTAGTCAAAATTCTTTGACAATACAAAACTATGTTAATAGATTATCTGAGTTTGATCTTACTGAAACTAAATCAGCTTCAGAATTATTTTTTGACTTAATGTCCACAGGGTTTCATCCACAATCTGCTTTTGATATAGTGGCTAAAGAATGTATTGATGTTGGAGAAAAATTTAATGATTGATTTATGTGTAGTTAATTACAACACAAGACCACTACTGCAGAGATTTTTGGACACGCTGCACTCAGATTTATATAGTCCAAATGGCGCGCTCGTAAAAAACTGGAATCTATATATCACTGATAATGATTCTACTGATGATTTCATTCCGTGGATTAGACAAAATGAAGAGCGATACCTTATAAATAGAACTTATCTTAGACAAAATATTGGTTACTCAGCAGCCATTAATATGATGGCTAGCAAAAGTGATGGAGATATAATCGGCGTTCTTAATGGTGACGTATGGATGACATCAGAAGATTGCGTTAAGATAGAAAATATTTTTAACGATAATCCAGATGTTCATATTCTTGGTCCAAAGCAAAGAGATGAAAATGGCTTCATCACACACGCTGGCATTATTGGAACAAACATTACTCCCAAGCACAGAGGGTGGAGAGAACATGATCCGCAAGATCTTTTATATAAGGACAGAATTAATTGCGTAACGGTATCCGGTTCTGCTTATTTTGTTAGAAGAGATGTTTGGAATGACCTTACAAATAATCCAAAATACAGAGAAATTTACCCTGATGCAATAGGAGCATTCTTGCCAACTCCTCATTATTATGAGGAAACTTGGTGTTCGTACTTTGCTAGACATCTTGGTTACAATGTAGTATATGATGGCTCTGTGTCAATAGGTCACAGTTGGCACGCTTCTACTCCAAAACCAGGACAAGGCGTAAGTCATGCGGATAGATACTTTCCAGTGTCTAGAGAAATTTTTAGAAAAGCCTGTGACCATATAGGAATAGAAAGAGATTAAAATGAGTGATAAATTAAATCCATGGATTTACAATGCAGAAGTTAAAAAAGTTGTTGATGGAGATACATTTGATATCGTCATCGACCTTGGCTTTGATACCTTGAGAAAGGGAAGAGTCCGACTTTATGGTGTAAATACACCAGAAAGCAGAACTTCTAATATAGAAGAAAAGAAGCAAGGTTTAGCTGCAAAAGAATTTACAGAACAGTGGCTTGCAAAGGCTCAAAATTGGGTTAAGATAGAAACTATAATTGATAAAAATGAAAAGTATGGAAGAGTGCTTGCAAAAGTCTGGGACAAAGATGGAAACTGTTTGAATACCGACATAGTTTCTGCCGGCTTGGCTAGAGAATATTATGGAGTTGGCGACAAAACTTGGACTGAATTCAAAAATGGCTAACCCATAATGCTTGTCAGTGAGTTGGATATTCCTTTTGTTAAAAATACATACACTAGATTTGAGCAAAGAGAAGAAACATTTGCCTTAAGAGATCAAACTTGGATAGGCAAAAATAATATAGGCTATGTCCTCTTTAGACACGAAGATATTAATAATGTTTTAAAAGACAGTCGCTGGCATACTGCCATAGGATTACTTGCTGAGTTAAATACCAACCTTCCTGCAGAGTTTAAGCAGAGAAGAAAAAATGGTTTAATGGCACTTAATGATAAAGCTCATTCAAGGTTAAAAAAATTAGTAGTGCCAGCTTTTACCGCTAGGCACTCCGATAGTCTTAGGCCGTTTATGGGTTTGTTAATGAATGAACTTATTGACTCATTGGCAACAAAACAAACAATAGACTTACAGAAGGATATTTTTAACTATTACCCGATACCAATTCTATGTAAGTTATTTGGTATACCTAGTAGTGACTGGAAAATGTTTAGCGATTGGTCCTACTTAATGTTTAATATATTTAACTTAAGCGGCGAAATTAATCAAGAAAAAGTATCAAGTGCTCAAAAAGAATTTGATGAGTATACTTCTGATCTTATTTCTTATAAGAGAAAAAACCTAACAGATGACTTACTTTCTAGTCTAATTAAATCAGAACAAGATGGAGATCTTTTATCCACAGAAGAGCTGATTATGCTCATAGAAATAATTATTGCTAGTGGAATTGACACCACAAGATGCCAATTGGGTTTATGCTCTAAGACAGTCTTGGATTATAATTTACAAAATAAAGAAATAAAAAATTATTTAGAAGAAATTATTAGATATGATTCAGTGCTTAGGGGAACTGTAAGAATAGCTTCCGAAGATATTTCCTATAAAGATACCGTTTTTCCCAAGGGCACTTTAGTTTATTTAAATATTGTTTCCGCAAACTTTGATTCAACAGTTTTTTATAATCCAAATGAAATAATTCTTGATAGAAAAGAATTACATAAAACACTATCTTTTGGTTCTGGCCTACACTATTGTTTAGGCGTAGCCTTAGCTAAGGCAGAAATTGAAGAGGGTCTAAGTGTGTTGTTTTCTAGAATAGGTGATAGAATAGAATCATGGGAAGCAACCAGCTTGCCAGTTACATCAGTAATAAATGGATTAGACTCTTTAAAGGTAACATTAAATGCAGACATTTCTTCCGTATCCTGATTTTGTACAGTCAATAAAAGTTCTAGACTATCGTCGGCTCGGCAAGCAACGCGTAGAAACATTCCAGGTACTTAACATTCTATTGGATAGAACTCCAACTAAAGGATGGCGCAATCACCCAGTCACCCGTATGTGGACTGGCTACGAAGAAGCCCTAAAGCTGTATCAGAATTACACTATACTAGAGTGGATAGACAGAGGCTATAATAACACTATGAAGTTTGAAGACATAGATCATTCTTCAATTGTTTATCCATCATGGTTTGGTAGCGATGAATTTCATAGGTCTCATAGGTCTAATCTCTTAAGAAAAGATTACGAATATTATTCTCAATACTTTGACGATCCAGCAGATTTAGAGTATTATTGGCCAGTATGAGTATTGCAGTTTACTTAGCTGGAGCCATGGATTATGTTGGTGACTACGCCAAGGGATGGCGTAAGTCGGCAACTGAGTCGTTAATGTTGTTGGGCTATAGGGTTTATGACCCCACTTCTATTCCAGAAGAACCCAATATGACCCCGGATGAAATAGCTCAAAAAAATCTCTTCATGCAGAAAAAATCGGATATTTTGCTGGTAGAATACATGCTAGAAAACAGAGCATACATAGGAACTGATTACGAAATGGCTTGGGCAAAAATGAACAATCAGCCATGCGTAGTTATGTGCTCTAATCAAAACAAAGATCGCCCATATATGAAATATATGGCAACAAAACTTGCAGACAACCTGCAAGATGCTATAGAATATATAGCAATTCATTATCCAACTAACTAACAAAAGGAATAAAAATGTCAGAGAACAAGTTCAAGTACTTTACTGTTACCACAACCACGCTGGTTAAGGCCAAAAGCACGACCGATGCCCAGAAGCTTGCAATGGGTCGTCGTGGCGTAACTGGTGAGGTCATGTTCAAGGATGTTGAAATCGAGCGAATCTCAGCTGTTGAGGCTCGCGAGCAGATCATCGCCTGATTGTAGTATTGTCCTGTGAAGGGGGGACCGTTATACGGTCCTCCCTTCTGTATATAGAAAGAATGGCATATGTTATATGCACAAATGGTTGGAAGAAATGAGTCTTCCAGATTTCTAGAACCTGTTCTAGAAAGACTATCTACTCAGGTAGATAAAATAATTTTTACAGACGACTGTTCAACAGATAATACGGCAGAGATTGCCGCAAAGTATGCAGAAGTATTTAGTACACCAGAACCCCTTTTTACAAAACACGAGGGACAACTTAGAGCCCTTGCTTGGGGTAACTTAGAAAAGTTTGCCAAAGAAGGTGACTGGGTTTTGGCTATAGACTGTGATGAAAAACTTTATCATGTTGATGATTTAGATGTTAAGCAGGTCTTATCTAAGTCTGAATTTGATGTAGTCAATGTTCGTTTCTATCATATGTGGAGCGAAACACACTATAGAGTAGACAAGCTTTGGGCTCCGAATAACTCTTCAAGAATCTTTAGATTTAAGTCTGGAGCTGGTTTCCAGAATAAAGCTCTTGCATGTGGGTCTGAACCAACGTATGTTCCTCAGTGGATTCGTCAAAGAAACTACTGGAAAGATTCAGGTCTCATCATGCAACATCTTGGTTACACTTATGATGAGGATAAAAAGTCTAAGTATGAAAGATATTCCACTTTAGATGGTGGACAGTTTCATGCCTTAAATCATATTAATTCTATTATAGATCCTAATCCAGTATTAATTCAATGGGGAAACTTTGGTATTTGAAATGAAAGAAAATAACGTAATATTAGATCCAATTGAGTCAATTATTGACTTAACTTTTAAGCTTGAACAAAAGAAAAAGTTTGCCTATGTGAACATTTCTCGTTCAGCAATCAACCTAATGCTTAACGGTAGCGAAAAAAAGCCACCTAAGTATTTTGTAAAATCACTTACAAAGTGTATGAATATACAAGATCCAAATTTTCTTAAGGCTGTTCCAGTAGAGTTTATTAAAGAAATTGAACTAGGAAAGCTTTCGGAGTTTGGTCTAGAAAAAGATGGAAAGTATTATGATGCAGGAATGTTTGAATACTTTTTTGCAAATAAAAAAGAAACCGTAGACATATTCATTAATCACTATATTAGGGAGTCAAAAAATGTCGTTTTATCTTTTCACGATAAGAAAACTGTTCAAAAAGTTTTTGGACAAAATCAGTATGTAGTTTCTGTTCCATATAATAATTATTACGATAAACTTGATTCTATAATTGCTCAAATATCTGAGTTCGAAGGCGGAGTAGACAGCTGTATATTAGACTGTCCAATGTTAGCTACGGCTATAGCTCCTAAGCTATGGGAAAATCTAGATATGTCTATATTGGATTTTGGAAAAATTATAAGTTCAATTAGATTCTACTCTCTGCAAAATTCAGAGAGAGAAAAGTCAGAGTCCGACAACAAAAAGAAGTTCTACAAAAAGCGCAATGAAAAAAAATGATTGGGATGAAGAAAAAGATAACACCGAATACATGGTTGATCTTTTGTTTGATACCTCTCTCAGTCTAAATGAAATAGCCAAAGAAGTAGGTTGGCCTCTAGCCAAAGTTAATCAAAAAATTAATCAGATAGGTTTATCTTGGTTAAAAAACTCTAGAAAAAAAATGTCTAGGGGTCAAACTTCTTTGACTGCTATTATGCAGAAACTTCTTCCTGGAGAAAAAATAGTTAATGAATTTGTCCTTGAAGACAAGTTGAGACTTGATGTTTATTGTCCGTCTTATAAAGTCGGTGCAGAATACCACGGTAGACAACACTTTTATTACACTGGACAGTTTTTTGAATCTAGATATGAATTTGAAGAAGCGCAAAAAAGAGACCAAAAAAAGATAGAGCTATGCAAGCAAATGGGTATAGCTCTTATTATATTTAGATACAACGACATGCTCACAGAAGAAGCAGTCTATGATAGACTATTAGACGCAATAAGAAGCTCTCCTTATATTAAGGAAGAGAAACAAAAGAATAGTTATTACTCAAGTAAAGCTTATCTAGACTCTAAAAAGCGTCGTTCTGAACTGAGAAAAAAAGCATACAGAGATCTAAAGCAGCTAAGAAAAAAGAACGATGGAAAAAGCTGAAGAATACCAAGATACACCAATTGAATATCAAGTATTTGCACTGTCGTTAAGACAAGACGGTGCAATAGACTACTTTGCAGAAAATTTACCTCAAGAGATTGTTGGTATTAACCATGGCCAAAATGGTATTCATGAATTCTATCTTGCGCTGTTAGCTTATCGTTCTGCTACCCAGCTATCAATAGTTGACCCGGTTGGTTTTAGAAACTGGCTTGAGTCAGAAACCGACATAAGAGAAGGTTTAGGTGGCAATGCTGGAGTAGATATCATTATGGATGTTCTCTTCTCGCTTGAGTTATCAACAGTAGATTCAGTTGTCCAACTTATTAAACACAAGGCTAATAAAAAGAAGCAGATTGATTACCTGCAAGAACTACAGGTAATTCTAAATCAAAAAGGTGTTAAGTCAGAAAAAGACTTAGCAAGAATATCTTTAATTACTTCTGAGATTAGAGAGCTTGAAAATCAGCTTAATTATGATCCACTAGAAAAACTTACAACCGCTATCGACATATCCAACAGAGCAGAGTCGCTGTTGGATATACCAAGTTTTCTTCCTACACAATTTAAGTCTTTAAATAGGGCTATGGGATATACAAATGACGGAGGCTTTTACAAGGGAGCAGTTCACGCAATTATTGCCCCATCAGGTAAGGGTAAAAGCACATTTGCAAAATGTTTAGCCAATAATTGGGTTGAGACTGGGCATACTGTTTTATATGTGAACTTTGAAGAAGCTGTAGGGCACTGGGAGAGAATTCTAATGACACAGGTTATAGGCAGAAATGTTTATGCCGAGGCAGAAAGTTGGACTCCTAGTGAAAGACATAAGTATCTATCTATGTTTAGGTCTAAACTAGAAGAGTGGGGCAACAGATTAATGGTCAGACATGACCCAGAAACTCCTTACTTTGAGGATCTAGAAAGATGGCTTAGAGATATCATCGACTATGCTGAAACCCCTGAGGTAGTCATTATAGACACAATACAGTCAATGTTTACAAAAGGCGGTAAAGGTAAACCTAGATGGGGTGAGTTTGAAGAGATGATGGTAAAGCTAGAAAAGCTAGCTAGAGATATGAATTGTGTCTTGATAATTACCGCTCAAGAAAACTCTAACAGAATGAAAGAGAGAAGAGAAGTTGTACAACAATCTGACACTGGTGGATCCTTGGCCATTCAGCAGAAGTGTGCAGTAACAATCTTTATAACTGAAAAGAAGCTTATCAGTGGCGATGACGCAGAAGATGAAAATATTATGCAGCTTCAAATACCAAAGAACAGAATCACTGGTTCTAGCTTTGTTTACAATCCACCACTTGTAAAGTACGTTGACTCAAGAAAAGCTTACGAAGAATATGAGCCAGTCAACCAAGAAGACTATGATGATACTAGTTCTTTACTGGATGATCTATTAGATGATGAGGATTTTGACATATGAAAGAATTAAGCGTAGAAGCAATTAAAGATTATCAAACCTGTGCTTTGCTATACAATTATAGGTACGAAGAAAAAATAGTGGAAACAATTCACTCAAGAGAATTATTTAGTACAAAATTTGAAAACACATTAAAAAGTGTTATTAATTATTTTTTCTATAAAAAACAAGGTGGCTTTACGCCTTCATACTCATCTCTATTAAACAGATGGGAAAAGCTTTGGTTTTCAAAAGACACTACAGCTTATGACATTATACATGAACAGCATGAAAGTTTTTATGGCAATACGGCAAGCTTGACCTCCAAGGCTGCTGCTGCTTTGCTAGATTTTTATAATCAATTTGCAGAAGATACTGCAATACCCATGGCTATAGATCAACCTTTTTATGTTCCGGTGGGTAACAGTGTTAAAATAAAGTCTCACTTTGATCTAATCCTTTATAAAAATAATGAATATTATGTTTACAAATGGGTATTTAACTTTAGGACTTCTCATACGTCTCTTTATCAGATAGACTTTTCTGTTTTAAGTGAAGCGTTTAGACACAAGTTTCCGCACAAGGCACTTAAAGTGCACTTTGGTTACTACGATATATTGGCTGCTTCGCAAAAGTTTGTGGAGTACGAGGTCAATGAAGAAGATTCTAAAGCATTAAAGTATTGGTGTAGTACAATAGAAGAAGATGAAAAATATGTTCCCAGAAGAGGGTTAACATCATATTGTAAAAAATGTCCATTTGATAAACCGTGTTCTAAATGGAAAGATTGGGAAAAAGACTAATGACAAAAGACTCAATTTTGGATGAGATCCTAAATAAAGAAAAAGACTCAATTTCTATAGGGGAAGAAAACAGTATTCTTCAACCATTATCAGAAGAGATTGAGATGATATCTGACGATAATATTAAAAGTTTTGTTAAATCAATATTATTAAGAGCAGATTCTTTTTGGACAATACCATCTAGTTTTTCTGGCAAGTATCATCCAGCTGATGAGCATAACGAAGGTGGCAATGTCCTTCATACTAAAAGAGTGGTTAGAGCTGCTAGTGTGATAGCTGATTCATATTCTTTGTCAACTGAAGAAAAAGACATCGTCTATGCCGCTTGCCTATTACATGACGCCACTAAGGGAATTAAGGATAAGGATGAAGATTTTTTTCATTACGATCCAATGCATCCATATACAGTTGGAAGACTAGTGAAACAATGTCAAGAGTATGACAAAAAGTATGCAGGGGAGCTGCAATCTTCTACGCTTTTCTTATCAGAAGAAGTAGTTCAGTCTATTCTAAGATTAGTTAGATGTCACCTTGGTCCTTGGTCCCCAATTCCGGAAACAATACCAGTAACTTATCTGGACATGATCGTACACATTTCTGATAACATTGCTTCTAAGCTGCATTATTTGGTTGACGGAAATCATGTAGTAAAAGACAGATGGAAATTTTAAGTTGGACGACAGAATACCGAAAAGATATTATTTGCTATCTAATATAGATTCTATAATACAAGAATCTGTTTATTATAGATCGTTTTCAGACGATCTTAAATCGGATAGAATAGTTCTATATGAGTTTGGAGAAGAGTCTGGTAAGGCTCATATAATATGAAAATATCAAACGATCCAACAAAGTACACTTATGCGTGGAGACACGTGGAGCTAGCAAGACACGTACCTTCTCTGAATAGAATAATAAGAGAAAAAGTAGATGGGATACCAATACTTTTAGATGTTGACCACCTAAGTAAATATGTTAAAAAGCATAACAATATCGGTATATATACATCTATATGGCATTACAACGACCAAGATATAGAAAAGTCCACTAGACTAGGTTCATTGTATTTTGATATAGATAATGAGGATGTCAATATTTCTTTGTCAGAGTGCAGAACTCTTTATAATTATTTAATAAAATATATACCACAAGAATCTATTGTTGTTTATTACACTGGTAAAAAAGGCTTCCATATTGAGTGCGAGGCAATAGCCTTAGGTATAAACCCCTCAAATAGTCTGCATCGTACATTTAGATTTATTGCAGATGACCTTTCTAAGCAACTTAATCTTACTTCTTTGGACTTCAGTGTCTACGATCAAAGAAGAATGTGGAGATTACCTGGCTCAAAACACCAAGAGACTGGGCTATATAAAACTAAACTACCGACAGAAATTATAAATTCTGATATACAGACTATTATTGAATACTGTTCAACCCCAAAAGATAATACTGTTTTAGATCAAGAGTTTTCTTACACTGCAAATGAATGGTATAGAGAATACTCTTATAAGATGGAAGAAGAAAAGAATAAACCAAAAGATATTCTTGCATACTTTAATCAATATGGTTCTAAAAGTAGAATTGATCTTCAAGACTCACAAAAGGTTTTTGACAAAAATAGACTTCTGTCCAACTGCTCAGCTTTTCAAAGAATAGAAAAAGAAGCTAAAGAAAAAAATCATCTTGACCATGAATCTAGATTATTTCTATGCTCTATTCTGACATATACAGACGATGCTATTTTATATTTAAACCAGATACTAAGTCACTGTGAAGACTACAATCCCAAAAAGTCTTCAGCTCATATTAATGATTGGATTAAAAGAAGAGAGATTGGCATTGGCGGAAGACCATACACATGTGAGCGAGCAAATGCTGCGGGTGTTGGCTGCGGTGACTGTTCTTTGGAACATAATAAAAAGTGGGTTAAAATAGGAGAAAAATATGTGGAAACAGACGAAAAAGTATCTCCTTCTCCAATAAGATTCGCATATAATGTAGTAAAGAAAGGTGGTGAGAACAAAGATGATTGAAGATCCAGATGATGTTATAGGAGTATGTAGTGAGTGTCACTCAGATCAACCAGACGCATACATGTACAGGAGCCCATTTGCACAAAGTGGTTCAAATGTACCATGTAAATATTGTGGTGGAGTAGTTGTAATAACATACAGAGAAACACGAGATGATGCGCTAGATCAAAGCGATAGAAATAGAGGAGTAAATTGAAAAACTGGACTAACCTACATAACCACACAGTCTACTCTATGTTAGATGGACACGGTAGGGTTGAAGAGTATTTGTCAAGAGCAAAGGATCTTGGCATGGTGGGCTTGGCAACAACCGACCATGGCAATATCCACTCTTGGCTTGACTTTTATGAAGCTGGCACTTCAATGGGAGTAAAGCCTATTCTTGGCTCTGAGTTCTATCAAGCTAGAAAAACTAGATTTGACAGAGACGAAGAAGAAAGAGCTGGCAAAGCAAAGAATGAATGGGAACAAAGAGGCCCATACCACATAACCATTCTCGCAAAAAACAATGTAGGCTATAAAAATATTATAAAGATTTCTTCTAGGTCATATACCGAAGGTTTTTATGTCAAGCCTAGAATAGATCACGATCTCATTGCCGAACATTCTGAAGGGATTATAGTCCTATCTGGGTGTTTGAATCGGAGAAGTCGCACAAGCTCTTCTTAGAAATGACTATGACTTTGCGCTTAATGCCGCATTAAAAATGCAGGACATTGTTGGTAAAGAAAATTATTTTATTGAAATCCAAAACCATGGTCTATCTGAGCAGATTAGAATAACAAATCAGCTTGTAGAGATAGCAAATAAAATAGGTGCCAGAATAGTTCCAACTGGCGACTGTCACTACGTGCACAAAGAAGACGCACACGCTCATGACATTATGTTATGCGTTGCTACAAACAGTAACATCTACACGGAAAATAGATTTTCTTTTAGTGGAGATAATTTTTATCTTAAGTCTTATGAAGAAATGGCTTCAACTTTTGATGAATCTTGGTTAGCAAATACACTCCATGTATCTGAAATGGTTGATGTTAATCTAAGTTTTGGCGATCTTTATTTCCCTAATTATCCTATACCAGGTAGTCAAGATGTTGATTCGTATTTAAACGAGTTAGTTTGGTCTGGTTTAAAAACTAAGTACGGCGAATCATTACCAGAAGATGTTGTGTCAAGAGCTAATCATGAGTTAAGAGTCGTCAAGGAAATGGGATTTCCAGAATACTTTTTGGTTGTTTCTGATTTAGTTAACTGGGCTAAGGATAATGACATTAGAGTCGGATGGGGTAGAGGATCTGCAGCTGGAAGCATCCTCTCCTATGCCCTAGGAATTACTAACTTAGATCCATTAAAGTTTGGCCTTATGTTTGAAAGATTCCTTGTAGAAGGAAGAAAGTCAATGCCTGATATTGACTTAGACTTTGATGATAGGCATCGTGATAAGGTTATTGATTACGCAAGAAATAAATATGGTCACGACAGAGTTGCGCATATATGCACATTTAATAAGACTGGCGCAAGACAGTCAATCAGAGACGCAGCCAGAGCATTGGGTCACGACTTTGCAACTGGGGACAAGGTATCAAAGTTAGTTCCACCTCCTGTTTTAGGTATATCAAAAAACTTAGATGAATGCATGCAAGTTTCTGAATTCAGAAAAGAGTACGATTCCAGCGAAGATAGCAAGACAATTATTAATGCAGCGTTTGGCTTAGAGGGTCTAGTAAGACAGACTGGAGTTCATGCTGCAGGAGTTGTTATCTCAAGAGGTCCGCTTACAGACTATCTCCCTATCATGCAAAAGGGTTCTGACTCACCAATAGTTACCCAGTGGGATATGGGTAGAGTTGAACAATGCGGACTGTTAAAGATTGACTTCTTGGGCTTAAGAAACTTGGGTGTAATCGATCATTGTTTGAAGCTGTTACAAAAAAATAAAGACATAGTTATTGATCTAGATGAGATTCCATTAGATGATAAAAAGACTTTTGATGAACTATGCAAAGGGAATGCAATAGGCGTATTCCAGCTTGAATCTTCTGGCATGAGACAGTTAATGGTTCAACTACAGCCACAAGATATTAAAGACATCATGGCCCTGATATCCCTTTATAGACCAGGCCCTATGGGATCTGGAATGGATAAGCTTTATATCAATAGAAAACATAATAGAGTTCCAATTGATTACGAGCATCCAGCTATGAAATCTGCCCTACAAGACTCCCTTGGCATCATGCTTTACCAAGAGGATGTTTTAGCAGTAGCAAAAGACCTTGCTGGCTTTAGCGTTCCAGAAGCCGATGATCTAAGAAAAGTAATTGGCAAAAAGCAGATGGATAAAATTCCAAAGCTTAGAAAGAAATTTGTTGAAGGCTGTCTGGCTACTGTAGATATAACAAAAGAGAAAGCTGATAAAATATTCTCTGACATTGAGTACTTTGGTGGCTATGGCTTTAACAGAGCACACGCAGCAAGTTATGCTATGGTTTCCTATATCACAGCGTACTTAAAGACCCATTACGCGGCAGAGTACATGGCTGCACTTCTCACGTCTGTAGCCGGCAACAAAGATAAGTCTGCACTATATTTATCAGACTGTAGAAACCTTGGAATTAAAGTTGCCCCTCCTTCAATTAATCTTTCAATGCACGACTTTGAAGTAGTTTCTGATACGGAAGTATTATTCGGCCTCTCTGCCATCAATGGCATCGGTCCTGCCATAGCAGATGCGATTATTGGATGCAGAGATTCTGATAAGCCATATAAATCAATGCATGATTTTATGCGTAGGTGTGACTCTGTAATACTTAAAAAATCAACTATAGAACACCTAGCTGCTTCTGGAGCATTTGATGAGTTGGTGACTTTAGATGAGGAGATAGAGTTAAACAGAAGAAGAGAGCTAGAAATTCTAGAAAGAGAAAAAGCCGAACTTGGGATCTATGTTTCAAAGCATCCGATTGAAGGCGTTTGGGATGCGATTAAACCAAAAATAGACTCTGAAATATTTGATTTGTCAGACTATTCAGCTGGTTCCAAGGCGAAAGTTGGCGGAGTAATAACTTCTTGTAAAAAAATGATAACTAAAAAAGGTATGAAGATGTTCAAAATGAACATTGAAGACCTAACTTCTGGTATAGAAGTTATTATATTTCCTAAAGAAGCCAGACAAATGGAAGATGATTTCTTTTCAGAGGGTGACATTATAATTTTAAATGGAACCGTCTCCAAAGAGGGTGACGAAGAAGCATCAACTGTTAAGCTAATTTATTCTTCTTGCGAAAAGATAGATAATGCTATTTTAACTGGAACTAGACCAATAATACTTAAAGCTAACTCTATGATTTCTAACGAAAGTATACAATCTTTATATGATATAATTAACAACACAAATGGAGCATCGACTGTCTTTCTTGAAATGACAGATGGTGTTAAGAAGTATAGTTTTAGATTTAATAAAACTACTTCTTTAAAAATAGAAGATAAACTACAATCAATAATCAACCTAGGATAAGATATGATAAGTCAAGTAACAATTAATCCAACCCATAAACCTTGCTGGGTATTTTGTTCATCTTGCAACAGATGTCAGGACAAGGGTAGATACAGTAAGTGTCAAGACTGCAGTGGAAGATATGATCCAAACTTAAAGATACTTCCACATCCAGATGATTTTTGCGACTGCAAAAATGGTGTTCTCAGATGGAGAACCCAGGAAGGCAGAATAATCATTACTAGATTTAAGTCAAATCCATTTAAGGGTCAAGTGACTTATCAAAAAAAGACAGAAGATGAAAGAGATTGGGATTCTTACGTAAGAGACATGAGAGAAAAGCTCAATGACCCTAACTGGAATCCAATTACAATTGTAGAGGATTGATAAATGTTAAGTGAATCAGGAAGAATACAAAAGGGTTCAGCTACCCTAATAGAATACATGGAGAATGAAAACTCCGTGCCAAATAAATTTTTCTTACAAAGTGGCGTTGTTGGCATGTACGCCTCTCTGGAGGAATTAAAAGATCTTTATACCATCCTCCACTACTATATTAACATAGACGATCTGACTAAGTGCAAAATAAAAATTGGAGATGAGTATGTCGACATTTAACAATGATGATTACATGGAAATAACAGAGACCGGCTGGATGCCAGTTGGTGGAGGCTGTTATCTAAACAAATTTAACGGACATACAATAGACCAAATAGGTAGAGAATATGACCAAGATGGCAATCTAGTCTATGATCCAGAAGGAAATAATGACACAAATTAAAATTAGATCTATAGACGAATTAGATCCATTAGAAAAACTATGCTTGACTGACTTCTCGTATTCAAGGCTTGATACCTATAAAATGTGTCCAGCAAAATATTTCTATAGCTATATTCAAAAAGAGCCAAGAACTTTTAACGATGCTGCGGTACTCGGTAATATAGTCCACTCCGTGCTGGAAGAGTGCTTAGATAATAACACTGAGCTTAATTTAGAGCAGCTTCAGGAAGAGTATGTAAAACAAAAAGAAAATTATGATCCGACTGGTCATATACCAGAAGACCTAATTTCCGTCGGTGCAGAAATAATTAATGAGTTTTACGATAAGCATTACGATGATTCTTTTGATATATATGATAAAGAATTTGGTTTTAGCTTTGTCCTAGGCAACTATTTAATCAATGGCTACATAGATAGAATCGATATCTTTGATGACAACACAATAAATATTATTGACTACAAGACTCGGAAAATGGGAAGTAACCCAAAAGGACGTTCCCACTAATCTTCAGCTGGGCATATACGCCTTGGCTGTGTCGCTGGCATTTCCTGGCAAGGATATTAGAGCGGAACTTTACTACCTAAGATCTGGTAGAAGAAAAGCTCATACTTTTACCAAAGAAGATATTGAACAAGTTAAAATTAATCTCCTTGAAAAGATTAATCAGGTTGTTGAGGATAACTCTTTTCTTCCAACCTCAAACGAAAGAAACTGTACTTTCTGCGATCACGCTAAATCTAAAGCTTGCCCAACTGGAGTAGCTAGATTAAAAAGAATGGGTAAAATATAAAAGCCAGGGCGTTAAGCCCTGGCCAATATATTTGAGCTCAAAAGCTCAGTCAGAATGACTCTACTGGAGTCTCCATTGCGTCATCGGTGAGGGAGAAGCTGTTCTCAACCACAAGCTTTGTTGCTTCCTTGTGGCTGAAACCAACCTGAGAAAGCCCCTCAATGACGTTCTCGTTGATGTTCTGACTGATGCTGTTGATGATTGTGTTTAGTGTGTTCATGGCGGTCATACTACCATCTATCTCCTTGGTTTGCAACCTGTTGGTTGGATTTTTTTTGTATTTTTATTTGTTGTAAAGTATAATATTAATAACATCTAGTAGGCCTTGAGGTTACCATGAAGGACCCCCAAATAACAACTCCAGAAAGTTTTTTCTTGGAGAGATCTAAGCTTAAAAAACATCCTAATTTTTCTAAGCTCAAAAATGACTACATTGACTCTCGTATTCTAGAAGAAGAAGATAAAAAAACAACCTCTACTAAAGGAAATGCGTACAAAAATACCAAGTCTGGGTACAGGCCAGATCTTGGTCTTAATCTCAGGTCTAATTGGGAAGCAAACTTTGCAAGAATACTGAACGCTTATAAGATCAATTTTGATTTTGAACCAGTTGTTTTTCCTTTTCCAATAAAAAAAGGAACTAAAGCTTATACTCCTGATTTTTATATACAAAAATCTTCTGAGTGGGTTGAGCTTAAGGGTTACCTAGATGATAAGAGTAAAATAAAACTTAAAAGGTTTAAGAGATATTACGCAGAAGAATTCAGTAAACTAACATTTATAATCAGTAAATATTCTGGCGAAGCCAAAAGGTTCGCAGCAGAAATTGAAATACCAAATGTCGTTTACTACGAAGATATAAGAAATTTTTATGCAGATAAGATACCCTGCTGGGAAGGAAAATAATGGCATCCTATAAAGAGCAATACTACTCTTTAAGTGAAGAGGAAATGCAAGACCTTATAGCAAAAGCTAAAAAAGGCTATTCAAGTGCACAGTATGAACTATTGAAAGTTTTTAATAATTTTCTAACGAAGTATGTGACAATGCTATATTACGGGAAATACAATCTATCTGATTATGACATAAGAAGATTTACTTCTTTGTTTGTAAAAGATAATTTTGTTAGATTTAATCTGATGAAAAATCAACTAAATCAAGCCGGCTACAAACATGTAAATGAATGTCTGCGACGGTATAACATATATGGCAAAAAGATATGGTGACGAAGAAGATGTTAGACAGACTGTCAATATGACATTTTTCCAATGCATAGCAAGGTATCAAAGAAGAGATTCAGAAAAAGGTCCAATTCCTTTTAGTGGTTTCTTGTATAGCTATTTCTTTTATCTGCTTAAAAAGAACGTTGATACATTTTTAATTGATCAGTTGGGAAGAAAAACTTTCCCACTACTTGCTGATGATGATAATTCAGATGACGAAGAAGAACCACAACCCGGTTTCAAAGCTCCACCAGTAGAGTATACTATAGATCAAATGCTAGGCACTCAGGAAATAAATGAATTGTGGGTATTAGGTCAGGACTGTTATCCGCCATATGATGGCCTTTCCGTGCAGGAAAGACAATTGATTAAATGGCGTTATGTGGATAATATGAAGTCTTCTGAAATAGCAGAGATAATTACGGAGCATCCCAATACTGTCAGAGACCACATATCAAAGGTCAAACTGAAGATAAAAGATGCTATAATAGAGAACAACATGGAAGATTTAATTTCTATATTCAAACTGGAAAGTGAATGAACGTTCAATCAATAGAAAAACTAAATGATCTACTTTCTGATTTCCTGAGCCCTCAAATCACCGAGATACTCAACGCTTATGGCTCTGGTGAATCTTCAGATCAATACTTTGTCAATATACCAGAGTCTGATGCTATTGACATGACCATGGCAGACCTTGCATCTCTTGTAGCTAGAACCTCAAACGTATACGGAAGAGTTACTAGGTTTGCTGGAATGGCCAGAGCTCACTATAAAATTTGTGAGGGTAAATATAAAAAAGTTTACAAGTCAAATAGAACTGGTAAGAATGAAGCAGAAAGAGAAGCTAACGCTTTAGAGGCAGCAGAAGAACAGTACACGGCAATGATAACCGCAGAGTCTATAGTGCAGCTAGCGGAATCAATGGAAGGTGCCGCCAGAATAGCTTCAGAGTCTGCAAGAAAACTACTGGACAAAGCTCAGTCAATGCAAATAGCTTCATATAGAGAGGAGAAGGGGTCGTATCTAGATAGCGACTTCAGTACTTATTAAATTATGTATTTAGCTCACTATAAATCAGTATCATCTCCAGAGGAATTCTTTTCGTCTACTAGAGAAAATTTAGATTTTCCTACTCAAGTAGAGTTTAATAAAAAAAGATACCTATTAAATGCAACACATCAAGTATCAACCAATTCTCAACTCAATAGAATAATAAACTTTGCTAAAGAGAATAATATCAGATATGACGTTAAGGTATGAACATAGAAGTTTTTTGCGATGGAGCTTCTAGGGGGCAGGGTCAAAAAAAATTTGGAGAAGCAGCTTGTGCCGTCGTGGTATATAAGAACAGAAAAAAGATAGCACAGTTTGCAAGAGGTCTTGGTGCTAGAACTAACAACGAAGCAGAATACGAAGCCGTTATTGCAGCTCTTTTGATGTGCTCTATGTCAGATCTAGTAGACCCAATTATTTATACCGATTCAGCCGTAGTGGCAAATCATATCAACGGAAAGTGGCGCTGTAAAAACGCTGCACTAGTACCACTACTGATGACCATACAAGACATTAAAGAAGAGTATAAGTTTAGAATAGTTCAAGTTCCAAGAGCTTTTGTTTGGGAACCAGATTCTTTAGCAAATGAATTTCTAGATCAACTAGAAGTTCAAAAAGGTGAAACCACAAATACTGTGGTAGAATAGTGAAATGAGTAGAATGTATAATCCAGATTATCCAATAGTCGTTGGCTTGGCTGGAAAAGCTGCAACTGGCAAGACTTCAGTAGCAGAAGCCATAGTCCCCAAAGCTTCTTTTGATAACTTTAGATCCGGTATATACTGGGATCATATTTTTTTCGCGATGCCACTGTATGAGCTTCTTGCCATTAGGACTAAAATAGAAGGTGTTAATTCTCAGTCTAGAAAACTATTTGCAATACACGAGACTCTATATGACCTATATGGAAACACCACTCTTGGTAGCGTTCCAGACTATCATTCTTTTATCAGTCTAGTGGATAACATAGGAAGAGAGCCTCTAGATTTAGAGGGGGCAAAGCCTAGATCTTTCTTGCAGAAAGCAGGAGATATGTGTAGGGCACACGACCCTAAGTGCTTTGCCAAGTGGGGAGTAAAAAAGAGTTATGAACTACATAGGGAGTATGTAAAGTCTTTAGAAGAGGATGAAGAGTCTAAACCATATTGTGTTTTGATATCTGATGTTCGTTTTGAGAATGAAGCAGAAGCTATCCTTAAGCTTCCTAATAGCATGCTCATTATGTTTGATGCCTCTGATGAAGTTAGAAGAGAAAGAATCTTCTCTAGAGACGGCGTCTACATGACTGATGCACAAATGTCTCATAGGTCTGAAAAAGAAATAGATAACTTTGCCCATACAGCTTCTGCTACAATTGATTCATCTTCAATGTCTGTAGAAGATCAGGCAGTAAAAACAATAACACTTATAAAAGAAAAGTTTGGTCTAACAAGCTATGCCCAAAATTAATAAAAGCGCACAAGAAGAGAGCTTAGGCTCACCAATAGAACAGGTGGTAAATTTAGTGTCAGGAGAAATATCAGTATCCTCTAGTCCAGTTTTTATTTGCGGTGTTAACAGAAAAGTTAATATTGGCAACTTTGAGAACATAGATATATATGCTGGAATTACAATTCCATTAGCTGGAGTAGATCCAAGCGATAAAGAAGCTCTCAATGAAGCTGTAAAGGAAGCGGCTGCATATGGGTTTTCTTTGGTCTCTAAAGAAACTGGAGAAAGATATATGCTGATTAAAGAGGGTCAGCAAGGTAAATAAGATTACTATAACCAACTAGTCTACTGTGTCTGGGTGGTTGTATGGATAATTATTACAGCGTTATAGTTGCTGTCATAGCTTCACTTTCCTCTTTTTTAACTTATTTTTTAACAACATCCTTTCAAAAAAAGGCTCTTTTAAAACAAAAAGAATTAGAATTTTATAAAGTTAAAATAGAAAACCTGACGGTAGAAAGAGAAATATTAACAGCGGAGGAAAAAAATCTGCGAGAAAT